GCAAGAAGATACCAAGAAAAGGCTGGCCAAACTTGAAGCTGAACACGCGTTACTGAAAGGTAGCTATGACCAGATTACAAGGATGCTAGTTGAGCGCCACGTTGTTCACGGTGAAGGTGTTATCCCTAAGACTTTAAAGCGTCTCGAAGATAAAAGCGCGTAACGGGACACCGTGCTTTTTCTACCCTGTCCCTAAATGGAGTGTTAGCTATGTCTAACTTTACTGGCGGTAATCCCGCTCGCGGCGCAAACAAGTCGCATCGGAACGCAATGTTTCGTAATCCAAACAGCTTTAACAACGCTGTCCTACCACACGGCGCTCTGTCGTTTTTGGTTTGCGCAGGTAACATGCGTGGTGCTGTTCACGATGGTAAAACTTGTGGTGGTGCTGCGCATTTCCCGTTGTTTGCACCTGGTACTAATTTCGGCCCACTGTATGATTTGCTTGACGCTGCCGCTGACGGTGATGATGGTAATTCGGGTGGTAACAACCGACTTCCAGTTTGGACGCTGTTCTCAAAAATTAACGAAGCTGGTCAAACGGCGGCTGGTATCAACTTTGGTGACAACTTCCAACAGATTGGTGTACTGGGCACAGGTAGTCTGAACCCTAACGTACACCCTGCTGGCGCTCAAGCTGGGTCTGGCATTAACGGCTGGAATGTATATGCGGTATGTTCTGCGACACAGCCTGTCATTGACAGCAACAACCATTACTGGGTAGCAGGTCCGCCTTCTGCCTATGCTGGTGCGTTGACGTACGCTTCTGGGCCTTTGCCTGATCCAACCTGCTAACACGCAGTAAGTTTTAAACTGATAGCTATCCTGTTGTAATGATAGGGTAGCTATTTTTGTTTGGAAAGGGCTAGCGGTTGACTTGTATTCGGGGGCAGATAAAGGTGAGACGTAGTTGAAGCGTAGCTTCGGCGTAGGCGTTAGCCGTCTGGTCCAGAACTTGAAGTCAACTGTTAGTACAAGGTTCCAAGCGCAAAATACGAATGATACACAACTAAGGAACACAACCATGGAATTTCAAGGCTCTAGCAACTCGAATGCAAAACCTAGCTGGTATGACGAAGTTAACCCAGTTACCTTTAACACAACAAAAGAAGCTATCGGAACTATCTCTTTTCTATTAAGCTTCGATCAACGTTTCCGCGACGCACCTTTCTCTAACGTTATTAACGATATTTATTGCTCTGTCATGCACGGGTTCTACTCTGTTGCTGCGCGTCAAGTTGGCCAGCAAAACGGCGAACCTTTAATGCAACCGTTAGCAGTCTTATGCTGGGGCATGTTCTCACCTTCTACTGCTGTGTTAAGAGCAAACAACATTCGTCCGTTAGCTCCGATTGAATTTAAGTCTGGTGATAAACCTTTCTTTACAATGTTCTCCAGCCCTTTTGAAGACCCTGCGGAAATGATGACGTTACTACGCAACAAAGACTCTAAATTACAGGGTATGGCTAACATTACCTTTGTTGACAACTTGTTCAAACCCGACTACAATTTTAACATAAAGTAAGCGATAGCTTTGGAGTAGTAACATGGCAGATGGTTTAATTGGTGGTGACGCCTTCCAGTGGAAAAACAGTTCGCACAGAACCTATTCGCTAGGCATCGGTGTAAACAACACAAACGTTGATGACGATACCGACCGCAACACAGTAACTAACCAGTCGTTGCTGTCAGCGGGGCAAACTGCTAACCTCGAAGACATTGTCTCAGACTACTATCAGCACTTCGACACAATGATTACTGTCAGTAATCGCGAAGAAATCCGTGATCGGGCTACCTGTTTCTGGACGTACGCCAAAGAAGAACTTTACGACTTGATGTACGCTGAGACTGATAATATTATTGACGACGAACGCCGCAAGTTAGAAGAAGCGTTATGCTCTCGCGTTACGACGTTAAACAGCATCGGTGGCACAACGCGTTCTTGTTTTGCGCAAGTCGTTATCGGTAAAACGCTGAGTGAAAACTCTATCGCACTTGCGAACTTGAAGTCTCAGGCTAACATCTCAGCCCGACAGTTGGAAGCTGCTACAATTGACGCTGCTTTTGCAAGAAGCTACCAAGCGTTCATTGAGGGCGACAATGCAGACTTCAACAAGTACATGACAGCCTTGCAGCTACTTCGAGGCGCTACTGTCGATGAAACTGTTGACGACAACATTTCTCGTGACGTTAATACATTGGCATTAAACGGTCAGTATAACCGGACTGCTGGTGATATCAGCGATACCTCTGACACATACGTTGCGGACCAAGCATCTATTATAGCTGCTGGCGCGGCACTGTAACAAGGAATATTACTATGGGCGTACTTGATGATCTATTGCTCGGTCGTAGCCGCGATAACCGTGACTTAAAAAACGCGGTGCTGGATGACTACTTCAACACAAAAGTTTTGGAGATTAGCGACAAAGGTATCTTGTTTGAACAGCACAGGGCTAACGGTGGCCAGTTAGGTGCTGCTAAAGCGCTTCAAGCTACTACTGGTCAAATCCCGTCGGGGTTCTTTAACGGTGTTAGCCGTAATGCACCTAATACAGCCAATAGTTCTTTGCTAGCTTTTGACGAAGACAACCGCCAAGAAATGTTTTCAAAGCTTTCTGGCGCAGGTATTAGCGCAGGTAGCTCTGTCTCTGATCTTCAAAAGTTGCTTAGCCAAAGCGGTAAAGACGGCGGCGAAAGTAGCGCTAGCAGTGAGCTATCTGCCATGCTAACTAAGATGCTTGGTAGCAACGGTAACCAAAGACAGCCTTTTGGTAGCACTGATAGCGGTAAGAATGGCTCGCGTTCAACTGCTGACGGCTTTGGTGATATCGTGCGTGGGTTTCTGGACGGGTTTAAACCTAACCAGAGTAACTTGCCTAGCCTCACAAAAGAAGAGGGTTCCTTGAAAGACTTTGTTAGCGACCGGAGTAAGCCCAATAATGGCATGTCTCTAGCGCAACGTCGTTTTGGTGGATATCTGTAATGGGTACGTTTGATCCTAAGCTAGACAGTAAGCCTGCCGCAGTCCGTAATCGGGTTGTTGCGCGTCGAAATGCTATCGCACTGATTGAGAGTGACGGCTCTGGGGATTATCGCGCTCGCGGTGTACACAACAAAAAGTACGGCTATCCCATTGGTCGCTACCAAGTCATGGAAGCTAACATTGGAAATTGGTCTAAGGCTGCTATCGGTCGTAGAGTTTCTAGCAAAGAGTTTGCGGCTAGCGACAAGATACAAGACGCTGTTTTTGACCATCGGTTTGGGGGCTACGTTAAACGCTTTGGCGAAGAAGGTGCTGCTCAGGCTTGGTTTGGTGGGGCTGGTAACGTTGGTAACACCGGAGGCAAAGACGTCCTTGGTACTAGCATTGGCAACTACGGGAAGAAGTACCTGCGCAATCTTGGACGTGCTGGTATTGATGTGGTAAAAAAACCCAGCAACCGCTCGCCACGCAGACGTAGCACTGGTGAAGGCGGCGGTGGGCCTGCTGGCGTTAACGATCCTGTGTTTAGTGGTAGCTCTAAGCCAGACTTTCTCGCTGCTTTTTTAGGACAGCGGCCAACGTCTACCCTTAACGATAACGGCTTTGGTGAATATGTGTTAGCACAACACAACCAAACCCTTGAAGAACTGAAGGCTAACTCCCTAGCGCCTTTGCCCGAAGAAATTGATTTTACTATAGGCGGAAAAGAAAATGGCTGATCCAACACAAGCAGAAAAAAATGACGCTAAGTATCCTGTAGGTAAACCTGTTGCGCCGCTCACTGCTACCATTCCTGCCAAGGATAAGGGGCCTGCTAAGCCTGCCGCAAAAGTTTCAACGGCTGCTGATAACACCGCGCCTCCTAACTACATGAAAGCTTTCCAGCGCAGCGTCGGCGATAAGACTGACCCTAACGTATCTGCGGTTGGTCAAGACTTTGGACGTTACCTTGCTGCTATTACAGGCAGTAACAAAAATTCAAAGTCTATCGCAAGACAGACTGTTAACGGTCGCCATGCTGCGGCTGCTGGGTTGGCTAACACTTACGCTGTTCAAAGCAAAAAGATGCCTGCACCTGTGGCTGCTTTGTTAGACCAACTGGACAACTTAACGGCTCACGCGGCAAGTGTCGCTGCTATGGACGATACTGTCCGTGTTCAGATGATTGGTCAAGGTAACAAATCTCTTGACGCTCGTGTTATTGCAGCACAAGAAAATGCGATCTTAAAGCAGCTTAATGAGCTAACGCTTGATGTTCAAACAGCCGAAGACCGTCTTGATTTTAAGAAGAAAGAAAACAATACCGCAAAGTCTAAAGTTGAACTAGACAAAGCTCGTTACGACTACGCTAAAGCTGTTAACGATGATAGTATGGCTCGCGCAGACCAGCAAGCTGCGGACACGCTAGCGGACATGACTGAGCAAGAAATGTCTGACGCAGTCGCTAACGGGACAAAAATTGACGGTGTATCACATGGTCAGCTTTTCACTGAACTTTCACAACGTATTACTGAGCGCTCGACTTCTGTTAAGAACTTGGCAGCTATCGACAAAACCAGCGCAGAAAGCATGACTAACTTCCTAGCTGGTCTAAGCCTTGAAGTAGTTGAACAAATGGAACTGATTGGGATTGCGGCGCTAGAAGCAGGCGACCTAACAGGCAGCGCGAAGCTACCAGGAACTAACCAGTCATTCCCGTTGGCGGCTATCCGTGATGCTAAGCTAGTTCGCAATGAAGTTGTAGCTGCTAACGATAAGTTTGGCGCTAAGACAGTTAACGATAATCGTGTTTTGGGTACTAGCTACACACGCTCTTTTAGTGAGTATGCACAGTCTAATCTTGTTAGCATGGACTCACCAGCCGCAGTTGCTTTCCAAGTAGCATCTAAGAAATTGTTTAACGCCAGAACTTCGCAAGAAAGCGATGAAGCGTTAGAGGACGTTATCAAGACTTCCGAAGCTTTTGTAACAGCTCACGAGAAAACTGTACCTGATAGTGCGCAGTTAACCGCTGTCCGTGAACGGGCGTTAAATGGTCGTAACTCGCAAGGAACTGCTGTGTTAAGCTTTGGTTCTAAAAACCCTCAAGACGTCATGTCTCAAGTTGCTGGTAGCGAACTCTACAGCGGTATGGCTGCGTTGTCTTACCAGTTGCTCAGTGGGTTTGAAGGCGACGATAGCGACGACGAAGCTGACCAAGGCCAAGCGTTACTGAATAGCCTTGTCCAAGGCAACACCAAAGCAGAAAACGAAGCTGACCGCACAACGCGGATACTTAGTGACCCTCAAGTTGTTCGCGTAATGAACGAAGTTGCTATCGGCGACATGAATGAAGAATTTCAGGTAATTCGTGTTCAAGAGGTTTTAGAAAATCTGCTAGCTGATTCACTTAACGAAGAGTTTTTGATGGCTAACCCTGAGATTGGTGAGTTAATTAACCAGACTGTAGCGCAAGGTCAGCAGCTATTCTTTGGTGATTTAACGGAAGCCCCTTCACGCTTTTCACCTAAGTATTCTCCGGGGTTAGTAACGCTTTCTCCTGTCGTTGTACGAGACGCTGACGGCAGCGAACGTATTATCAAACGTCAAGACGGTACTGACCTTGAATACACTGAGACTAGCCCAGAGTTTGTTATGAGCGTCTTGGCACGGTTGGATACCTCTCTAGCTGAGGGTGGCTATGAAGGCGAAAGTCTTGCTAACGCTTTCCTGCAAGGTGATGTTTCTAAAGCGGCGTCAAGAGTTGCTGCAAACAACGTACCTGTTAACGGCGCTGAGCATGAGTTGTTTACGCTAGGTACTATATTTGGGCAACAGAACCCTTTGGCTAACCCTGAAGACATGATTGAACAAGTCGTTACTAATGGCTGGAAAACATTTCAGCGGGAGTCTCAGATCGACCGAACAAAGTTGATCAACGATAGTACAATTGTTAAAGAGGCTAAGGTTAAAGACTTAGACTTAGACATGCTTGTGCGGACTGCGAGAGCTACGCTGGTTCAAAGCACAGTCGCAGAACGGTTGGCCGTTAACACTACTGCGGCAGGTTCAGCCGAAGGTATGTCTATTTTAATGCGTACCGAAAACGAAATTCGTAACATGAGCGTTGAGGCGCTTGTGGCTAGTGGGATGATATCTATGCAAGATGTTATCGCAGCACAAACGGCTTCACAGGGAACAAACTAATGGGTATTTTGCTAGGCACTGAGAACACTGCGTCAGCTTCAAGAAAAGCTACTGGAACTGTGGCTGAGTTTGAGCGCGAAGTTAGTGACGAAGAACGCTTTGACGGGTTAAAGGCTTTTGTTTTCTCTCCTATTGGGGCGACGTTAGGCGCTGTTGATACCGTTGGGCAAAGCTTTGGTATCCTTGATGAAGACAGCCTTGAAAAAGGTGTTAGCAGTTTAAACGAAAGCGCTGGCGAAATCTACGGTGACAACAAAGCAGGCTACCGTGTTCTTGGCGATATCGGTACAATGTTTGCTGGCGTTGGCGCAATCACTAAAGTCATGCGTAGCACTACTGCTTTAACTAAAGCTAGCGGGTTTGGTGCCAAGGCTAGTAAAGTAACTGGTGGCCGCGCTGACTTTGCGATGAAAATTATTCGTTCTGATACTTCACAAGTAGACCAGATGGTAGCCATGATTGGAAAGCAGTCGGCTGCGCTGGGACGTACTGGCGTCACGAACACTGTTAACATCGCTGGAATGCAAGCGTCTAAGCGTGCTGTTAAAGCCAAGCAGTTTGGGCTTGATCTTAAAGAAGGTATCGCAGCGGAAGCGTTCATCTTAACGGCACAAAGTGAAAGCGAGCTATTCTTTCCAGAAGGGCAAAGCTTTAACGACATGGCTATTATGTCTGGGGCTGGGCTACTGTTTGGCGCTGGTCTGGGACAAATGCTTCTAGCACCTGCTCTCAAGAAAGCGGCTGGTCAAGGTGGTAAAGCTAAGGCTGCCAGAGGGGACGAGTTGTCTCAGCGTGACAGCACAAACTTTGTCATGGCTACGAGTCTTGAAGATGAACTTGTTACTAGCCCATTAAAGCAAGAAGCTGTATCGCAGTTTGGTGACGCCGACAATCAGTTTGCTGCTAGCAAAGCGCAAGCTATCCAACAGGCACAGAAAGCTGGCTTCAATCTTGGCGAAGCAAATCCATTGCCCGGTATCACCTCGTCTATTGGCGGGTTAATTGACGGCGGTACTATGGCAACACTGAAAGAAGTCTCCAAGACTAACGCACGGTTAATGGCATCGGCTGTTAGCTTTGACAAACCTGCGGCGTTAGAACGGTTTTATACCGAAGGTTCTAAGCTAACCAAGAAGTACGAAAAACAACGTCTTGATCTTATCAAGCTAGAAGCTGCCGCGACAGGCTCAAAAGCTATCATGTACCAAGATCAAATTGCTGCGGTTGATAAGCAGCTTACTGACTTGAACAGTATCTCTCCTGTGCGTATTAACTCATTGGGCCAGCTTAGCTCTGACGTTAGCACGCCTAGCTTGTTTGTTGAACGGCACGTTAAGATCAGCTACCAAAAGCAAGACGTTGTTAACTCTGATAAAGGTAAAACAATCTTTTATGTTAACAACGCTGACGATCCTTTCAAACAGGGTATGAGTATTGACGGCACGATCTGGGCAAACAAAAAGAAACGCGCTAACACATTTGGCATGACACGGCGCAATTCAGAAATGATGTACGCCGCACAACCAAAAGCTTTGAAAGAGCTAGGCAGAGTGCTGGAAGACAACACTCAAGTTGGTACTAAGATGGTGCCGTCTGTTATTGGACGTACAGCAGCTCACGAAACTTTGGACTACGTTATACAGGCTGTTAAAGCCTACGGTGGTCCAGAGCAGAACCTAGCGGCGTTAGGCAAAGTCATGGATTTGTCAGGCTTTAAAGATTTGAATGACTTAAAGCACGCTAGCTTGCAGGCAAAGTATGACCGCTTCCGTGTTGAAATGGATGCTTGGAAAGCTGCGCATAAAGAAGGCGCTAGCATTGAGAACTTCGCTGAAGAACTTGGTGGAAAGCTAATGCTAAAGTTCAGCGACGATCACGGGTCAGCTAACTACGGTATGCAATGGTTTAGCGATTTGTACATTGGTGGCACTAAAAGTGTCGGTGATGATTACGCTACCGCACTCGAAGACTTTGGCCGTGGGTTTGCGGTAGGCGCTGGTGACCGTGTTGCTGCAAAGATTCGCAATGACTTGGGCGTTAAAATCTACGACGACCTGTTGGAAGTAGACTACATTAACAAGCTAAACCAGAACAACCAGCCTGTTACGATCTTTGTCGAAAACCCAACACACGCTAGCGATGCTATTGACTTGCGCGGGTTGCAGGATATCGTGAAAGATTTTGAGCAACGTCGTCAAGTTACCCTAGCTACTGCTCTAAGAACAAACCCGTACACAGAAGATAACCTTGGTGCGCTTGCTGATTTTGTTGATCAGATACCACAAATGACTGAGGCTGTTACGGAAGGGGCTAAGCGCGCCACACAAGGTCAAGGTATGAATCCGTTAATGCCTCAGTGGGGGCAGGTGTCACCATTCTCTCAGATTTTTAACCTTCGTGGGGTAGAAGGCGCACAAGCTTTCAGTGACTACGCTGATACTACCCAACGGTTTATGCGCAAGCAAGCTGAGAGGTTCTTGAAAGAGAACACCACTAACATTCAAAAGCTGCGGCTCAAAGGTAACGAAGTTAGCGCACAACGGTTCTTGAACTTTATTAGTAGCGAACGGCTTGGCTGGGACTTGCTGGACGACGTACCTACACCTAGCGGTATGTTTCGGTTAGACCCTGATAGCACACGGAATGCTAAGATCGCAGGCCATGCGCACAGTGGGCTTAAAGGTAAAGTACCTGAGTTTATGCCTTCTGTTCTAGGTGACGGCACAGCACCTTTGATTGTTGATGATATCGCGGCGGCTGCTATTGCCGAAGCACGTCTTGCTAGCGACCTACAGTGGAACGCGCAAAACATTATCAGTAAAAGCATCGGGCGTAAAGGTCTAAGCTACCGTCTAGGCCACACACTGCGTCCGACTAACTGGGATAACCGTATCTATATCACTGGTCCTGACGGTCGTATCATTGACTACGTAACAGGTAACAGCATCGCACAGGCTAAGCAGGCTGCTGAGAAGGTACGCCTAGGCTTGCAGAAAAAAGCTCGTACAGAAGGTAAGAGTGGTGGCTTTGGTTTGATTACTAAAGACAGCGTTGAAGAGTACAAGACTGCTAACAACCAGATGGTTACAGCGGATGCACTGCACTTCACTAACGCTGGTGTTGCAACGCAGGCACGTGGTGGGCGTACTACTGAAATCGTAGATGCACGTTATATTGACGACATGCTAGAAGAAGTCCACGGCATGTTTCAAAGCATGGGTAAGCAGTACACGACAAGTCGATTTGCTAACGAATTGGAAAACTTGCGCCAGATGGAAGTTGCTGGTAAGGTTGAAAACAAGGGCTTGTTCCGTGATCCTGCTGGCAACCAAGGCGATAGCTTTACCTCTGTTTATAAAGGAATGGCAGATCAGCTCACTAACACAAGCAGTCGTAATCTAGGTAGCTTGTATGGTGGTGTCGGAGTGCTAGCTGAGACTACGCTAGGTGCCGCTTGGAACGGTGCTTTTGATTTACTAGCTAAAGCTGGGCGTTCACCTATGTCTAGTAAGCAAATGACAAAGATCAGCAACGAACTTGCTAGCGAACATGGCTTTGATCCTGTCAACTTCGCAGCGGACTTTGCAGACAAGGCTGTCGCAGGACGCACGCTACCTAAAGGCGCTGATGTTGTTCGTAAGCTAGCTGGCATCACACAGGCTTTGGCTTTGAAGTGGGGAGAAGTAGGCCACGCGATGCTAACCACGGCAAGCATTGTTACTACCACACCACATGCTGTACGTTTTATGGGCAGGCTAGATAACGAAAGCCCTGAAGATTTTAAGACTCGCGTAGGCTGGGCGGCAGACTTGCTAGGCGATAGCGATGCCATGCCTAGTACAACAAAGCTGACACTGGCTACCAGCATGAAGTATTTTCGTGGTGAATATAAAGACGTACTCGCCGACGCTGCAAGACTTGGCTACACCGACGCTAACGTTGCAGAGTTTATGACAGAAATGACTGCTAAACGTGGAGGCAAACTAGAGAACATGGTGCTAGCTGCTGACAAGTACAGCGGCCTTGCAAGTATGTCTAGTGAAAAATGGGCAAGGGAAGTTGCATTTCTAACTGGCTACGAATTTTATAAGAACGTCGGTAAGCAGGGTCACAAAGTAAGCATGGCAGCGGCTAACGATATTGCCAACAAAGCTATCGCAGACTACCGCCCACACCAACGCGCTGAGTTGTTCAAAGGTACTGCGGGTATTCCGCTTGCTATGTTCCAGACTTTTAGCATTAACTACTTTCAGCGCATCGCTAGCGCGGTAGAGAACAAAGCTTGGGGGACTGCACTGGTTCAAGCTGGTACTCAGGCAGCAACGTTTGGAGGCAGCTCGCTACCAGGTTATGATTTGTTTAACGAGACAATTCTAGGTAACTGGGATGCAACAGAGCGTCCAGAGGATTTGTTCCGCGAAGGATTTAAGAATGAGAAGCTAGGCCAGCTTATGCTTTACGGCGTACCTAGCACGTTGCCAATGATCATGGGTGCTGATAACGGTCTCGCCTTACACACTCGTGGTAGCATGGAAGTACCTAAGAACATCACGCCGTTAACGATCTTTGACACGCCTTTCTTTAGCATGTTAGGTAGAACCGCTCACGCATTGAAGCAAGGTTTCGGTGCTGCTAAAAGCAACGCTGGTATCGGAGGTGGATATGCGCTACGGGAAGCCGCGATCTATGCCGTTCCTAATCGTCCGCTACGAGGTATCTTAGAAGTCGCGCAAGGGTATAGTACCAATAAAAATGGTGACGTAATTAACGATGAGTTACAGAACTTCTGGGGCGGGGCTGTCCATGCTGCGGGCTTAAAATCCGTTCGTGATGCTGAAAAATCGGCTGTCATGTGGCGCGACAAACAAACGGAGGTCGCACACCGAACCGCCCAACGTCGCTTAGGACGCAGCGTTGAAGCTCTGGTGAGGTCTGGTAATTTTGACGGGGAAGCTGTCGCTGATATCGTTAACCAGTATCTAGCAACAGGTGGTAGCCAACGCGGTGCTAAGAGGTGGTTAAAGAACAGGGTACTGAAAGCTCAGATCAGTAAGTTTGATCGTGAGCTAGTTAAGAAGTTGCGCGCTAGTACCGAGGGCGCGCACCTAATGCGGTATCTTAATATTGACGAGGAATAGTAACGATTTTTTATGGGCGGGAGCCTTCGGTGAATGTTGACTAACCAAGTTGAATGTCGGTCGCTAACGCTAACGGAAGCGCTCTGCGCATCCTATCGTCTGCTTGTTCCGACATACAATCCGTGAGTAAACGCCCACCTTATCCCGCCCAAAAATATCTTATGTTGTTAGCGACCACGTTCTTAGGTGTCGATAGCATCAAGCATTTGGTAGTGGGCTGTGCGTAAAGCTACTGCATCTTTATAGGCTTCGTGGCTGCTAGTGTCTGGCCGAATGTCGGTGTTCAGAAACTTAGCTACGCTACGCAGATCACATTCGCTACCGTAGTGCCAAGGGGTCTTACCTCGTAGTAAACGGCTGTACGCTTCTTTTAGTATCGGGAAATCAAACGTACCCCATGAATAAAAGCTTTCAGTAGCGCGGCATTGGATACCACCTGCTTTTTGTATTTGCAAAGCAAGGTGTTCTAACGCTTCCGTCTGCGTTACACCGCTTTCTAATGCTAGCTCATAGCGGTTCCAGACGGCTGGTTTTTCTTTTAGCCACTTGATAGTCTCCGAACATACGCGACCTTGCGGAATACAAAGCGTGCTAACTTGAAACTGGTCGCCAGTATTGTTGTTAGTAATTAACGCCCCAACCTCCCAGATGCCAGCGCCAGCCTCAGTGCCGACTGTTTCGATATCGACGTAGGCTTGTATTACTTGTTCGTTTTTCATGGTAATTCTCCAGTTAGCTTGGCGTGTACGGGATGGCGTTACGATCAAGCAACCAGAGTGGGGCTAAGAACGTGATAGTGAATGCCGCGTACTCTTCACTGAACTCCTGCTCTAACCCGCTGATTTGTGACTTAGGTATCCAGTACTGATAACGCTTTTCTTCACTGGGTGTAGCCTCACAGTATGCTACCCAGTCGTCAGGTTTAACACAACCGTGTGCCTTGGGTGTCTCTTTAAACTCGATCATGGTAACAAGTCCTAACTCAGACATTGCTTATCTCCTTATGTTAGCTAAATAATGTGGAAAGGTGGTAGTGCTTGACGCGGATTTTGTCGCAGAACAAAGGTGGACCGAAGGGTAGCCGTAGGCTTCCCGCAGGTTGTAAACCTTCTGCGACTAAACTTGGTGTCCAGTTCTAGCACAAAGGTTCCGCGTGATTTACGATTGGTCCGTTATTGCCAGTGATTGTCCGCCGAACCAAGCGGGTGCGATAACATCACACATAAACCCAGCAGTTTCAAGGCTGGCTACTACGCTATTAGTTACCAGCGCATACTGGACGCGGGCTATCTCTCCGCCAAATATAATCGTTGGTCGGATGCTAACACCAGCGACACTCAGAGAAGGCAATCCTGGGAATACCATAAGCATCATCATGTGTGTGTGCGGTGATACTAGAATTGTGTGGTATAAATCCTGCCCTGACGGCGTTTCATCACGGGCCTTAGCCGCTAATCTATTCATCAGATCAACGACAGAGTTCACTCTTTTGTAGATGGTAGCCTTAACGTTACTCTGGTGAATGACTGTTAGCGAAGCACGTAGCTTATCAGAGGTATGGAGTACCCCGTCCACGTTCATTGACATGTCAACTTCTTCTAGCGTCCATGCGTCATTGTAAGTCTGCATAGGGATATCGTTAATGTCCATTGTGAGTTTCTTTCCTGTTACGCTGGGCTTCAAAAGCAGAACCTACCGCAGCTTTGTTATTACTTGTATCGCTCAAGTCTAAGAGCGTGTCTAGTACACGACGACTACTCTTTTGTGAGCTAGCAGGTTTCTTATGGTCTGGCATTGCGGGCAAAATAATACCGACCCCTACTGATTTACCGTTAACTACTACTTCCTTTTGTGTTTGAATGCACATGCCTTTGTTAACAAACTCGTTCAACGTGGCGTCAAAGTCACGGGCTTGCATATCACGTAGCATGTTAGAACGTAGCGTGGCGACAGTAACACCCATCGGCCAGCTAGCTTCAATCATTTCTTTCATAGCTTGCTTAGCGATAGTTAGTCTGTCCATACCTACTTCACCTAACGCATGTGGCATGTTAGCTTCGGTAGCTTCTAGGATCAAGTGTGCGTCGGCTACGTCGTAACCAGATATCTCTTCCCTGTTTTCTGCGGCAGCTAAGATCATGGCTATCTTTGTCAAGTGGTCCTGACGCCGTTGCTCATAATGCAGAAAGCGTGTGTCGTTAATAATCGGCTTATAGTTAAAGTACAAGTGCTTGAACATACGGTCTGCTTCGTCTGAGATACTAAACTGTGTCTCCCAGTCTTGAAGAATCGTTAGCTGTTCACCTAGCTTTGTTTCAAGGCGGACGTCTAACGGTGGCGCAGGGTACACTTTGTCTTTAGCACTACCTTCGTAAACCATGATAGCTCTCGAAGTAAAACCTTGTCCGATAGAAGCAGGTGGTAAGTGTGCTGCTAGCGAAGTCGGCGTAGTACAGCCTAACAGATTTAAACAAGGCTTATAGATAAAGCTGCTAGACTTACTTAACGTGTACTCGTACTTATCTTGCGGGTAGTACAAGGACGTCAGGATGCCTATCATCTCGATCTGGTTCAAGCCAATAAAATCTGTTAACTCATCAGCAAAGATATACAGTTCTTGAGGTGGCTTCTTTTCTTTTTTTGCGGAGGCTGCACGGTTAACAGCAAAAGCATTGGCAATAGCATCTTCAGCGGTATCAGTTTTTTCACTGAAAATGCTAGCGTCTAAGACGTCGTCTTCTGGCGGTAGGTAGTGGCGGACATAACTACTGATCAAGCCTTGCTTCTTACCACCTGTATCGGTGGGTCCGAATTTGATATCAGTGTACTTGCTTAGCAGTTTCTTCCCGATGCTACCAGCCGAAGATTTGCGCACCGCTGCTGGACCAATAAGAAACACGTAGAGGTTAGGCACGTAGCTAAACCGCCCTACTTCCACGTAGCTTCTACGACCCAGACATGCGGCCACAGTTGTTAAGCCTGACCAGAGATTGAATAGAAACGGTGATTCGCTACCACCGCAGTATTCTAACCAGTCCTTAACAAACTTGTTATTGAGGTTGCTCTCGTCAATCATGGTCTTAGCGTAGACCTTGATCGGTGTTAGCTAGGCTATCAATAAAGTTATCCATGATAGCAGCTAACGTACGCTCGGTCCGCGCAATATCGTAGCTATTGTCTAGCCACTTCATTGTTTGGTCGGGAATGATACCCATGCTAGCAGGGTCTTCCTTAGGAATGCCGCGATGCCGGGCGTCTACCCAGATAACCATGTCAAACAACTTGCTAGCAACGCAAGCGCCGTACTCAACTGGGTTACGCATACCATCGTAGATATCGTATTCTTCCAGTAATGAACAAGCTAGCCGATCAGGGTCTTCGAAGTTGTAGTCAGCGATAGCGTTGAACCAAAACGTGCGATGGTTATCACGGTCCTCGTAGCATTCTTTTGCGCTGAAGTAAGTCGGGTGCTTGCCGCTGTCGTCTCTGGCAAACGCAGGCATAACAACCTCGTCAACAGCAAACATGCTAGAGCTACAAGCAGTCATGCCGTACACGTTGGTTATCAGATCGCAAACTGTTCCCTTGCCATGCCCAGCGTGACCAAGCACAAGAAAGCGGCAACCTGTTAGCTCAGGGTAAATTTCGTTGGTGGTGATTGTGGTGTTATTAAGTTTCTGAGGGAAGGGCATGATGTTAACTCCAAGTTCATTTTGTTCGTAAGGTTCCTACTGCGAAAGGGCAGCACAAGGTTTTACCCTCATACCGCCCAGTGCAATGGTGTTGTCTGAACTTGGAACCGTTACGGAACAACAACCAATTCGGGTGCTTCAGCTACCTTGTCGATAGCGCAGCAGAACAACTCACCTACCAAGTGGTGGAACTCAGCAGAGTTAACACCAGTAGACAAGCCGCCAAAGATAGACGGTGCATTACCGCCTTTGAAACGAACGCTGGATTGCCCGTTGTTAAGAAACGCCGAATGCTGCAAGTCCGAAGAACAGCACAGGTCGTCAAACAGTGGGCGGTTCATGGCACCGGTAGCTGCGTTGATAGCAGTTTCAACAGTGGTGACAGTACCGTTCGCCGCAGTTTGTTCAAACAAGAACGCTCCGGTAGCAGGGTTCTGCGACTGGCGTGGTTTCAGTGGTAAGTCGTGGCCCACTTGCGAGATTTGCTTGCAACCGCAACGATCAACAGGTGATAGCGTTTGCAGCAAAGCGTGAAGCATGTCTGTTACCGCAGCTTTAACTTCTGGCGTCATAGCCAAGTTTTCGTCAAAGCAAGGAACGCAGTCGCAAGGTGCGCAAGCGTTACGGTTGTCAGGCACACAGGCTGGTACTGGGAACTTTGTCGCACAGACTTTACGCCCTACGTGCTTGACAGGTTCACAGCACAGTACCTCATGTGAATACGTATCACACGAAGGTTGTTGTACTGGCTCAGTTGAGCATCCGGTGTTAGGCATTAGATCAATCCTTCTTGGGAATAGTTATCAAGGAGAGACGTTACGAGTTGTGTGTCAGTAGCAGTCCGTTTAATTTCAGGCATTGCTTTACTCCAGCGGTGCCCAACGTTAATCTCGCATGGTACTACGTAATCTCTGCCTTTAAAGTTACACTGTAACTCCATCGTTGTCAACAGTTTATTTAAGATATTCTTAGACACTATCGTTTCAATCGGTGTCTGGTATGTTAACGAATCGTGGGTTTGAAGCAAGAGTTCGATTTTGTTAGCGTTGAGGAAAGTGGTTCTTTCGTCTGTGGGTGTACCACGCTCAGGAATAACCAAACCAGTGTAACGGTCAACAAGCCTACCATGTCCAAAAGACTTGGCAGCGCCACTTTCTTCCCAGCCCATAGGTCGGATATTCCCATCAACATCACTCCGATAATACATGTCATACATGGCTTGGTTAATCATTCCGCTAGTGCCGCCTTGGCCAAAGAATGCTAGCAAAGCGCGCATGAGACTCTGGTGTTCCTTCGGGCGTTTCCATTCATCAAAGTAAACTGTTAGCCCTCCGAAGCAAGTCATATAACCTTCGTTAGCAATACACTCTGCGACAAGTTCTTTACGCCAGATTTTCTGCCGCGCATACTTTTCGAAGTACGGTACTAGCAGTCTTTCGCAAAAGTCGTAATAGTTACTGCGCGTCCACCCTGTTCTATTGATTCCAAGATAGTCTGCCGCCGCTTCAAGACTTTCGCGACCAGCATTAACGTAAGCTGTTGGCGGTGACATACCATAATTACCACCATGCGAAAGCTTTTTGATAATTTGTCTAACGCCTTTAATAGGATCAACAACAAAGGGATCACCAGCGCGTTTCCCTGCCATGACTTCTTCGTAAGGCACCTGTAAAATCATTTCAACGTGTACCGCGTGAGTGTCGCGATCATCGAAGATTGTTTCTATCATAGCTTCGTCTTCACATGCAATCGCAAAGTGGTAGAGGTCAGCCTGTGAGTAGTCGATATCAATTAGTACTTTGCCAGCGTCAGCTTTTAGAAAGCTACGCATTTTGGCGGGGATGTTCTGTGAGTTAGTACCATCAAAGAACGCGGACCCGCTACAAGCCAAGCGGCCAGTATAAGGTTTCAAGGAATAGCTGTGGCGGAAACGGATTTTGTCTTCGCCTAAGTTAGTAAGTTTTAAACCACCAGCTTTGTCAGGGTTAGGTGGCGAGTACATGTCAACACGTTTCTTATGCTCACGGTGTCCACGGATTACTTCGATAGCACGGTCAAAGATTGGGTGTGCTTCTGCTACTAGGATCAGTTGCTTCTGGTCCACGGACAGTAGTGATTTCTTCCCAACTTTCTTAGGCGGTACTGGTGCCCCCAAAGTCTTATATAACCAAGCGATACACTCTGTGTCTGTGCCACTTCTAACGAGGCCGCTACTAGCTTCTCGAAGGTTAAGCAGTCCAGCTCTGGTAGCATCGCGCTCATTGTTGAGTAGGCGGTCAAACTCTCTTCGATCAACGCTAATACCGCGCATGTTAGTTGCAAGGATCGGACCTCGTGCCAAGGCATATTCCTTAGCGTAATTGTACAAAGCTCTTGGGTCGCTACCGACGTTGGCCATAAGGGAAAGGAATGCTTGCATCGTATGGTGGGTATCAAGACCAGCGTAACGGAGGTAGGTAAGCAATCCGTTACGAGTAGTTGGTACTGCATACTTGGTACTGGCTTTCTTTTCATCGCTGCCACCTTTGATTTCGTCTTTCCAGAAATAGTAATCGTCGTTAAAGATTGACGACACAGCAGCTAACGCTTGTGGCATCTTAGGGAATAAGGAATGCCAAGCTAGCATTGAGTCGTGCTGTTGCCCGTTAGGTGGCAGGTTGTACTTCAAGCAATAGCTTAGATCGAAGTTACCATTGTGCCAGATTTTGGGCGTGTTTGTGTTAAGAGTTTCACCTAGCAATGAATAGAAAGCAGGAAACGTCATGTGTTGGTTATCGTGCCGCGTCGGGTTAATGTGCGGTATGCACCACGTTTGGATCGTGCTAGGATCATGGTTCTCGATACCTGTTACGGTAAAGCAAGTGATAAAGCCTAGGCTAATTTCAAAGTCTAGCGCCAGCAATGTCTGTCTTTTTAACCAGCGCAGGTATTCGAAGTTATTAAACCACGGTTGTAACGGATTGTCTGCCGCCAAAGAATACGCATTTGTACCGTTTGATTGCATGTGATCAGAGACGTAGCTTGACTGTACGATTTGAAACTTATCATCGAAGTTAGACACAGCGCGAGACGGGTTGTAGAATAACCGCTTTAGCTTTTGCAGGTCGTAGTCAAAGAACTGTACGTTTTGTTCTTTCGTGTTTTCGTTCTTGGCTAGTGTACCCCAAGTAGGTACGTAGCATTTGCTAGCGTCTTCAACTACAAGCGCAGGAATACCATTAAACAAATCGTTAACATAGACGCTACCGCGGAAGCTAGCCAAAGTCTTTTTATTACCGTGTCCAGTGCTACTAGCCAAAAGAGCAGCGCAAACAGAAAAGTCGTTAATAACCACAAGAGTAGCGCCAGCAAGAAGCCCTCCCAGTTGGTTGTTAATTGTACGCTCATAGTTAGGCTCCACCATCTGAGTTGCTTTAGTCTTAGGCTTTGGCACCATGATCTTGTGCAGAACAGTGTTACAGTCTACGAACCTAATCCGCTTTGGTATCAGCGCGTCGAGAGCTTCCAAGCGACCTAGGATATACTTCTTACGCTTGACGTTATCGCCCGGGCCTATCAGCCACAAGATGTAGCCTGCGCTAGGATCTTTAGCGACACGAATGTCTGTGTTGTTAACGCGGTTTCCTGCGATATTAGCGAAGTCCTCAGCATTGAACACGTGGGCGGGTGGCGTTAACGGCGGTAGTGTGTTCGCGTCTACGTCAATGTTATGATCATCGGGATTGTGTGCGGGGTATTCTTCATGCGGGCGAAAAAGATTAACCATTAGCTTTGACCCTCAGCAGATTCATCTTTCATTTCGATAGCATTCCAATTTGTGTGCAGGTGGATACGTGAGTCACTGATACCCATGTTAGAGAAACTTGTTAGCACCCAAACGTCTGACAAGTCTTCGCCAAGTGTGTATTGCTTGCCGATTAAATCAATGGCGTTACGGATGTCTGCGTAGGTTGCAATGGAGACTGTGTTATCTCGTACTGTGATTTGACGTGAATGATCTACGAGGCTGTCTCTCAGAGAGTTAAAGAAGTTAGCATCCAGCGGAGAAGTCTCAGCGTTGTCGGCGTTACAGACAACAGAAACGTCAATCCGCATGGCTGGTTTAGGACGCGGGGCACTGGCTTTAACTTCATAACGTACCCAGCCTGTTAAGCGGATTGTTAAAGCTCTGTCTGTTCCAGCCCAACGATCTTTAGATACGGGGCCGTTTGATTTGTCTACAGATTTGGGCATGGTAACACTTTCGATTGATTGATAATTGTGCGCGGTGATATCAGGGAGGAAAAACACCGCGCACTTTTTCTATTAGGCTTTCTTGGTGTGGCTCACCGTTACTAACCTAGTAGAAAATTTTATGCAAGGATCATAAAGTCGCCGAACAAGTCCAACTGATCGTTGACGTTATCGTCCCATTTGTTGTGGGAGATATCCGCCAAGAACTTAACACCCTGTGATGCCTCGATAAGTTGCGCCGTCGTAGCACCCTGCGCTTCCATCGCCGCGTATTTTTCTTCGCCCAGAATTTTGGACAAGATGGTAATGAATTTGTTAAAGCCGGAGTTGTTGATCGAACCGTCTTCTTTGGTCAAACCGTCGTTACCAAACATCACGTTTTCTTTGAACTGTTTGCCAACGTGATCTTTCATAGCTTCGGCGCTAACACGTTTACCTTTCGCGTCGATGTACTTGCCTTTGTCGTCCACCGCGATAATGTCCAACGTAAACGTTAGCATCATAGCCGTTTCGCCGACGCGGGCATGTTCTTCTTTTTTGATTTCATATTCGCCAGTGTCGATAGCGGAAAGCATAAAGCCGTAAGTACCTTTGGGCTTAGCCCCGCCTTCAAGGATAACAGCGTCGGTAACTTTCTTACCAAGCAACTCTTCCATCGTTAGCATTGCGCCTGCTTGCGCTGTCGGTGCTGTTGTAGCCGCTTCGTTTCCAGTGTTAAACATAATTATCTCCATAGAGTTTAAAGGGGTGTCCCCCGTGTGTGCTAGCATTCTGCCAGCGATTATTAACGGTCAGGTTCCTAGGATTAACCGTTAATGACGTTAGACGAAGAGTTGTTAGGCCCCTCCATCAATTCTTTTACCATCGCGCCTGTTAGTAGCGAGATAGGAGGACGTTCTGTAGGCCCTCGTAATTTGTTAACCGCTGGTAGCTTAGCTAACTCAGCGTAGTCTTTCCATTCCCAGTTAGGGAACTCAAAGTCCATAGGTGGTACTCGCCGTGCGCCACCGTCACGCATGTTGCTAGGCTTTGCAGACAAGATTGTTTTGTCTAGGCTAGAGTTGTGCGTACACCATAGAATGTCACCGACAGTACCAGGAATTTTAGAGGCTTGGTTGCCAGAGCTAGACAACACCTGCAAGCGGGTTTCTTTCTTGACTAGCATACCCTCTTTATATTCATGGTTGTAACGATCCTCGTGGGCGATCAGTATAACATGGCAGGGAAGCTTATTCAACCCCTCTAAAATATTATCTAAAACGAGGTTACTGTATGCAAAGTAAGCGTACTTGTTACCGCCCTTTTCCATAAGCTTGCCTTCAAACGGGTCGATCTTGTTTTCGATGATGAACTGGCGCGTAACACCTTTAACAATCGCAGTCCAGCTATCGAACACTAGCACGTCGTCAGACGTTAGCAAACTCAGATCACACGCTAGAAACAGCTTATGCTCATCTTCCTCACCGACGCCACCACGGATGTAGTGCATTTCAATGTCGCGTTGGTTTTCCATGCTGAACAAGAACGTTTTCTTTTGAAACAGTAACGTCAAGAAAATGCTCATCGTGCAGCTATCAGGGTCAGTCGCCAACGGTACGCGGTTGATGTTGTCAAGGTAGCTTTGCGGCAGTTGTTGCAGAATACCAGTACCGTTTTCACCGTCAAGGATTGTCACGTTATGGGTAGCACCTGCTGTACCAGCCCACCATGTTTTACGGGTTTTAGCTTTGCCGTAAAGCATGACACGGGCTGGCTCTGCTAACGGCTGTTGTCCACCGTTAACATTATCGCCAGCGTATGACAATTTAAGCTTAGAGTAATCCATTAAAGGTAGCCCCCAATTAACGTACCGCAGATAACGCCCAAGACGAACGCGGTAACAAGAAATGCTAACGCCCGCTTGCGGTTACCGCTAGCAAGGTCTTGACGCAACTTGTGTTCTTGTAGATTGTTAGAACAAGCCTGCGATAGCTCTAGTCGTAGACTTTCAACTTGTTTAGAGCTTTTGCTTAACGTTTCGTTAGCGCTGTGGATTGACTGCTGGCCAGCGTCTACAGCTAGACGCCAGTGTTTAACTTCACCCGATAGCCACTTGCACGTTGATAGCACCTCGTTAAAGTTTAACGTTAGCTCTTTGCGGTTGAGCTTGTGCTGTTGATATGGCGGTAGCTCGCGCATTTCAACGATTTCTTTTTCTGACAACTGGACGCGGACCGTATCACGCTTTGGTAGATTATTAGACATGAGTTTAAACTTTCTGATTAGTACCGACGGTAAATTCGCCGTGTTCAGCGGTGTAAGCTTCTTTTTCTTGGTTGCTCATAGCAGGAAAGCACTGCGCACAGATGCAGCCAATCTTACCGTTAGCTAACTGCGAAGAAAAGACAGCCACGGATTCACCGCGTAGCAGGTTGCGGATTGTACGGCCTGACTTGTTACGTTTAAAACGGTAGCCTTGAAGACAGCTAACGCATTCAGCGCGGATCGGGGCAATGCTCATTTTGAGGCATCCATAAGCGCGACGTTAGCAATAACCGCCCCAGCGGCTAGCCCTACTGCAAATTGCCATGCACCTGCGAAAGCCGCGAGGATAGCAACAGCTACGATAATTCCTGATAAGGTTTTCATGTTAGTCTCCTAGTTTAATTGCAGCGCAGTTTTACCTGAGCTAGTGAGAAGCTTGCCAGACATACGAACGTTACTGTTAGCGCCCGCGTTCATCCCGTCTAGTGCGGGCAGCTTTAACTCAGCAAGAACACGGTCAACTTCGGGCCAGTGCTGGATCATTTCTTCTGGCTGGATACCATGTACCTTAGAGATACCCAGCATGATGTTACGCCAGTTGTAGTCTTTCTTTGGCTGGTAAGTTAACGTAGCGTTGCGATCTTCGATAAGCTTGCCAGCCGTTAGCGCATACTCCATTAAAGCATGGACTGCGGGAAGGTCTAGCATACCATGCTCAGAACAAAGGTGCGGGTAAGTGTGAACAGTCATTGCAATTTTCACTCAGCTAACTCCAGTTTAATTTCAACCCAGTGTGGGTACGGTTTATAAGGCTTCGGTTCGTGGTTGCCTAGTAACGCATCCTGTAAGATATCAGGGTCGTCAATATGACAATGCTTATAGAACTTGCAGCGGTTAGCATAGAACTCACAACCAACACCAGTACGGGGCCAAACTTCATTGTCAGAATACTGTTCTAAGTTACCTATGAGCAGCATCATCTTTTCTAGCCAAGCGTCAACGTCAGCACGGGTGCGGTTAAAAGAATATTCCTTTAACACTGGTTGGCAGATATCAACAAACAGTGAGTAGTACGTGTTTTGAAAGGATGTTAACGCACCGTTTTGTAAATGCTGGATCACTAACCCGTAAGGGATAAGCTGGTCGTCCCACTTGTATTTGTGTTCCATGTCTTCATCGCCACCATCACGATAATTGCGGTGTGTTTTAAAGTCGCTAGCGATAAACTGATTACCGAACAAACGATAGCGCACAAGGTCAATCGCACCGCGATAGTGGTATTCGTTTTTGAAAGACGGGTGCGATATGATGATGTTAAACTTGACTTCAATAGCAGGGCGCAAGTCACCTTCTACCATAATCATAGCAACTTCCGCAGGGTCAAACGCTAGCTGTTCAGCGGCGTATTGTGCAGAGTATAGGCAAGCCTCAAACGCCCGTGTTTTCATGTTAGTATCGCTAGCTGTTGACTCCACTGAAAAGTCGTAGCCGTAGAAGAAAGCCATTTCAGCTTCCATGTCGCTAGCACCAACAGCCTTAGCTTGCAAGTATTCGTGGATAGCAGTACCGCCAGCGGCAGGCAGTCCAGTGTCCCAAGCGAACTCAGGTTGCGCAAAACGCTTGCGTAGTTGATAACGCCGTGGGCAAGAATGCACGTCCTTACCGCTAGAGTAAGAAAGCTCAATGATTTTCTTGCCGTCAGCACTAACAGGCAAAGCGGGGATATCATATTCTGGACGTTTAGTATCAAACAACGCTTGCATTGGTGATACTGGTTGATTGTCAAAGCCTTCCATGATTACTGTACCTCAGCCATAGGTTGCCACGCTACTACGCGGTAATGCTTTGCGTCCCAGAAAGAGTCTTGGGTCATGTTATAACCCGCGACTTGCCACTGGCCTTGTTCTGCTGGGTAACGATTAAGAAAGCCTATGCTAACCCATTCATCGCCTTCACCGTGGTCACCGATGCTAACAGTGCAGTCAAGCGCCCGCATTAGCCTGTCGGTAGGACGTTTTTCATCAGTGGTAACACAAAGGACTTGGACTAGCTGGTCCTCTTGTGGTAACTTTTCTGTGGGTAATATCCAAGTCATCAGAAGATATCTCCTAGAGCTTCGGCGTTAGCATCAACAGCGGAGGCTTTGTCTTCTCGCACGACTACCTTTTTCTGTTGAACAGCTTTCTTAGCTTGAGCGCTACCGTGTGCCCGCTTGGTTAGGTTACCCATAACGCGAGTTATCTCGCCCAAGTGTTCTGGCAACAGCAAGTCTTTCGTTTCAGGGTTATCTTTCAAATGTCCGTGCAACTCAGCGAGGACGCCACGACCAGCCGTAACGTGTCCTGTGACAGCTTGTAGCTTTGATAGATAATACAACGTAATGTCCGCAGGGGTAGCGTCTGCATCAGGTGCCTGTGGTAGCTCGACACCTTCTAACACGTTGTTCTTTGCGACTGTCTTGGTAACGGGACCGAAGTTTGGCTTGATGCCTCCGGTGTTATCATTGACTGCCGATATCGGACGCGAACCTAGTTGTGCTAGCGATGAAACGGGACCAGACGCAGCCGCTTCGACTACCTCTTCGTCTTTTACGTTAGCATCGTTTTCAATTTCAGGTTCGCTGGCTTCTAGCTGTGTATCAGCTGGGACAGAAGCGACTTCGATATCGGCAGGTGCTTTGGAGAACATTGAGGTAGCAGCCGTTTTTTCCGTGAGCGGTGGCTTACTGGTTAATGTCTCCGAAGGGGTTTCCTCAGCAGGCGTCGTTACCGTGCCTAGCTTTGCTTTGTTGATTGCGTCAAACATACTGGGCATGGTTTATTTTCCGATTACTAAGGTATCATCGCCAAAGGCCGCGAGAGTTTTGTTAACAGTTGATTTCAACTTGAACTCCCAAGCGTACACTAACGTAGAGTTGTTTGGTGAAAGACGGTAAGCTGCACTAACAAGCGCTTTAAACTGAATCAGTTGCTTACCTTGTTGGGCATAGTCGGCCCGAATGCGGGATAGCGTCGTGCGGAAAACTTGCTGGTGCTTTTTGATAGCAGCCTCGACTTCGGTATCAAATGACAAATCGCTAGGCTCTACCATAGCGTAACGGATGATAACCTTGTCCATAGATTTTTCAGCCTCATTGATACGGGCTAGCTGGTTTCCCACGTAGATAAAGTAGTTAACGATATCGCTGGCGTTCGTTAGCTGGGGGGTAAAGAACTCCCCTTCACGTACTCGCGTCTGATATAGCTGGATGATTTGTGTTGTGTCTAAATGACGCATGGTAGCCTCGCGAGTTTTGGTTGTGTTAGTTAATAACGACGGGCGACCTCGATTTAGGGTCACGTTATCGCCCGTCTTCCACTAGGTTTCTACCAACAACAATGACAAATAAATGAAAAAGTTATATCCTAGTGGTGTTCCATGAGCCTGCGTTAGCGTAACGCCTCGTGCGCTGCGACTAACCCAATAGCGAAATGCTCTAGGTCGAAGTCGGCCACGTCTTTGTTGTTTGTACCAAAGAAAGGCTCAGTAATGATTGAAGGAAACTTTGAACGCGTTAGCGAATACATGCCTCGCGAAGTGTTAGGATCTTCGCTTTTGTAAATCTCTTTTACACCGTTATCAGAACGGCGACGCATCTTGATGTTAGTGTGGTTATCGAAGGCGAGATTGAAAGCGTTAGCGGCTTGCTGGCCTAGCACTGAGCCAGACAGGCATAGCGTTTCAAAACCATTCGCTTGCGGATTGCTGCTAGCGTTAAAGTGTAGCTCACACGTAAACATCGGGTTGTGGTCGTCGATCTGCTTGTAAGCTTTTGCCGTACCGAAATTACGATCAGTAACGATAATCTTGATACCTTGCTTTAGCAGCAAACCGCGAAGTTGAGGTGCTAGCGAATTCCAGAAATTGTATTCTTGGATGTCTAGGCTTGGTGAAAATGCACCGCCGTCAGCCCGCGTGTGTCCGATGATAATGCCAATTGGTTTTGGTTGTAACCTGATAGGCTCAGGACGACTAAGGGCGGCACCTAACTCAGCGCCCACAGCGTCAGCGATGATTTCAGCAGCTAGCTCTGGCAAGTCGTCTTCAATGTCTTTTAGCTCTAACGCCAGCGACGACAAAGTGGTCAAAGCAGCGTCTAGCTTTTCGTTACCCTGAGAAGCTTGCGCTAGAGAACGTGAGAAGTGTTTGCGGATAATATCGGTAAAGAATGACATAGTAAAGTCCTTATGTTAGCCCTGTTGGGCGGGGGTTGCTTCGTAGGCTTTAACGGCAAACAAAGTTTCTGTTGGTAGCACGCCAGCGAAATATTCTGTGCAATGGGCATAGTTACCGATACCAGAAATAAATTCGTAGCCTGACCATTCGCCAGTTAGCTTGGCGACGTTATCATTGACGCGATGAAAGAACCCTTCGGACGTGTCAGAGATATCGACGGTAACTGCGCCTCCTATGTAATGAATGGTGCTTGTTATCGTTTTTGACATTTGATTCCTTAGCTAGCATCTAGTGCTTAATTGCTCTGTTAATATGACAGTGACAGATTGTAACTTGACTGTCAATATCTAATTTACAGGGTGGTAGAACTTTGTTTAGTTAATGTGTTAGTTTATGTTACCGCTGGTCTTTACGCGTGGAACCTTTGCGTTAACAATTGACTTCAAGTTTCGAGGTGATCGGCTTACAGCCTGCGACAAACCCTACGGGCTTGCCTTTGGCCACCCTTGTCTCACCGCGAAATACAAGTCAATCGCTACCACATTCCACACGAAAGCCGCTAGAACTCCAATTCAGGAATCCATTCGATACTGCTTTTAGCCCGTCGGCGTACTTTGTGGACGTTAGAGTCTCTGATAACGGACAGCTTAAAAGAAACTTTGGAAAGCTCTTGCAGCGCTGTTCCTTTTACCTTAACAGGATTTTGCTCCTGCCCGTTCAATAAACTAACGTGTCTGATCGCGACCTCTTTATCATCGTAGCGCCCTAGCGTTTTCCAGCCTACGTTATAACTTTTGTTATCAACGCACTGCTTAACGTACCAGATAAACCCTGCTACCTCGCTCTTGGGAGCATCTTTCAAAGCACGGACTAAACGCACTTCACCTATTAACGGGCGGTTCATGCCAGCTATCTTATTAACCATGTTAACGTCCTTTCTTCCTGTTACTAGGTTTTGTTGGGTTACCTTGGAAAGCTACGTGTCGCTCACTTTTATGCGTAGGTAGTCGGAAGTCCTCGGTAACAGGATCAGAGTAGGCTATCGCAAAGATTTCAGGACGGCTCAAGTCTAGCTGTTTAGATATCGCGCTTGTCTCAAAATAAGAGTTAACCCGTTCCTCTGCCAACGCCGTCATAGAGTCAACGATAATAACCGCACACTCTGGCCCTAGCGCGCTTAGTAACTCATAATTAACTTGCGCAGAGTTGCCAAAGGCTAGTACTTTAACGTTTTCTTTCGTGTACGTCTCAATGTCAACTGCGTAACACTCACAAAATCTTAAACCGCAAGTATCGCAAACGTTAACGCCTACCCACGTTTCCTCATTGCTTGACAAGCTGTTATCTCCCATTGAATAATCTCCTTTTCCAAGAATGCTACCTATTCCCATCTTACAAACTCCCCGTGTAATCGCTAGCTTGTGGGATGAATATCTCTGCTAACTCTTGCTCTTTGACTTTCGCCATGTAGCTAGTAATGTAGCTTTGAATTTTCTCATCTAACGTAGCGCCCTTGATCTTTTGATGCTTGAGGCATTTATTAAACGCGTAGTTAGTGGTAAAGATAGTAACGTTTTCAATGCAACGTGTAACCGCCGTATACAGTAACTCATTACACAACATCTTCGCAGCCGTGTTATGTAGCAAGATATAAACATTCCTAAACCCGCTACCTTGTGACTTGTGAATAGTAATCCACCACGCAGGGATCAAATTCTCGATCTGTCCGCTAGTACCCAAGGAATGAAAGCTGCTAGAGCCTGTAGGGTCGTCTTCTACCTCATAGTCAAACTGCGTGTGAACACAGTGCGAGCTACGGCGCTGGCCTGTTCCTTCCTCGTCCTTGGTGCTACCTTCCGCGCCTAACAAATCAGGACTAACTAGGTTACCGCCAAACATTGCGTTAACTTTACGCGCTTCGGCGGCTTTTTTCTGGTTAGCTGCCATGTTACCTATTGCAGCGCCAACGTCAAAATCATCTTCATCTATGCCAGCGCCATGTGAACCAGAGACAAACTTACCCATACCAGCGTTTAACGATATCTCGCTAACCCAGCCTAGCATCCCGTTATAGATACCCATTTCATTATCGTTCTTGATACATAGCACACGGTCGTTCTTAGCTAGTCTTTTCTGCCCACGCATTGTCTTGATGTTAACAGTTGGATTATTTGGGTTAGCGAATTGACGCGTTAACACGTTCATCATTTCTTGGCCGATCAACCCCACGTTCATAGGCGTAATCAAGATATCTAACTCAGGGTCATAGCGCCCTTCTTTAAACTCTTTTTGAATGTATTCTAACACCTGTTTCTGTGCGATACTTTCTTCGGTATCAATTTTCATCAATTTGAAATGCTCTGACGGTATAGGCTTTTCACACTGGCGGATTGCGTTAGCGTTACTAATCATATCGCCGTCTTTCTGACGGTAAATCTCTGTTAGCTCAGTTGTCGGCCATTGGGCTAGCAACAAAGGTTGAATAGGAACGTCCATTACTGGTGGTAATTGCGCAATATCCCCGATGGTAATAATACGGCAATTCTCTGGCAAGGCATCTAGTAACATGGTCCAGAGCTTAGTCCCTAACATGCTAACCTCGTCGATGATAATAAAATCAAATGGTAGCTCTGCGATAATTTCCGTCGGGTTAGCCCCTTGAGCATGTTTTGAGCAAGCGACGTTTTTACGCTTCTTAGCGTCCCAGCGTTCACACTGTCCGCCATGCTTCCTAGGCTCAAAGAATTTTTTGTTAATCGGTACGTTAGGGTCAATACCCCGAATACGCACTTCCTCTGCCGACGGTAACACCTCACGTTCAACAGGTCCAAAGTCGATTAGTTTGTGTATCGTGTAACAGTTAGACTTGTATTCGTTAGGAACAGAACGACGCAGCGCTTTAACCGCTAGGCCAGTAAACGCACACATAGCAAAATTGTAGTGCTGGCTGTTCATCATCAAATGCTGGATTGTCTCTAACGCAACACCACTGTCACAGATACGTTGAATTTTGTCCCCGTCAATCAACTGCGCTACCAATTCCATAACAGTAGTTGTCTTGCCGCTACCAGCATACCCAATGATATTGCTGTAAGCGCTAGTTAACGCCGTCGTGATTGCAAGCTGCTGTTTGACGTTAAGCTTAACATCTTTACGTGATGGGGCTGGCGTGGCCTTAGCTTCCGCTTTAGCTTTAATGAAAAGGCTGTCCTTAGCGTCCTCAACAGGCTGTTGTGCAATTTGTGGGATACCGTCAGGCTGGCTAGGGTCCGCTTGTTCTGCGTACAGCGCCGCGTGGGTATCTGCGCCCGTGTCCTTGTAACCGTCAATCAAACTTGGCCCGTGGTCACCATTGCCATCGGCGTTACCGTCACCCCAGTCTACGCTAGCCCCTTGGTAACGGTTTGCGACTTCCTCAAGGCTAGCTAGATTACTATCTAGCAATTCGGCACGGGCTAGCGTCTCTTGATCAAGTCCTAGCGAAAACGCGATAGCGTCATCAACTTTGTTCTTGATTTTCGCCGCGTGGTCCTTGGCTTTCTGCGCCGCTTTTGCGTCGTTAAGCTCTGCGATTTTTGCAAATAAACTAGCCATTGTATTAGTATCCTATTTTCTTGTAAGGGGCCATTGCGATAGATAGCGGCACGTTAGATAACCGTTCTTTATCATACGCAGTCTGGAGCGCGTCAGCTAGTAAATTAGCTAAACTACCACGCGCTAGTAACTCAGGATAACGCCCGCACCAGTCAATCCAATTGTTCAAAGTGTCCTCACTAGCATAAGCATAGGGCGCATTCCCTAGCACTTTACGCAAGGGCGCTGGCAAGCTATCATAGGCTTGCATTGAAGGCATTGTAACGTCAATAAAAGGGTTTTTGACTTGTCCGTTATTGTTAGCTTTAGGCATCGAAGATATTCCCTAACGCGCTGGCATTAACTTTTGTCTCAGTCGCGCGTTTCATGTTCTTTGCAAACCCTGTAACGTTAGACTTGCGTTCTTTAGGTATGTTACTAAACGCCGCTGCATTCGTCGCGTTACCTAATGGCATAGATTGCTTTCCATTAACAGTCACATAGCTAATTTCATTCATAGCGATAGCGATTTTATTCTCTGCTAGCTCTAACGTATCAGCATCCGATAACGTGATTGAACCGAACGCGCTAGCCCCTCGTGTCATAGGGCTTTCAGTTAACCGACCTAAAACGTTACCGACCCACATATTCAACCCGTCTTTAAATTGCTTTACCGTCAAGGCTAGATGTAGCTTTTCTAACACGTTACGATCCACTAGCGCCTTACAAAGTGTTAACAAATCCGCTGTGTTGCGCTGGTACATCACACCGAATTTGTGACTGATAGCGACTTTAGCTAATTTACTGTTAACCCACAAGGCAGTTTGAAGCGAGTTAACCAGCGTTGCACAATCGTTAATTTCTGTTTCGCTATCACTGTCACCACCTAGTACAGCATACAACGCCGCTAGCATCTTAACCCGTTCGTTGATAGCTTCCACTGTGTCAATCTGACCTACGCCGCTATGATTGTCTAATTCTACGCTAGGCAATGTCTTGTTGATTAGATAAACCGTATAAGCTAGCGGCGTAGTCTTGACATGGTTTGCTAGTGCATCGGGGCCAGTTTGCAACCATTGCGGCGCTATGCTTGAGCTATACGCCAAACCGTCGCTAGGAACAAACGCCACCCCAATAGGCTGGCCCGTCCTGTTACAATAACTTATCTCTAACGTGTTTTGTACACCGCTAGAATATTTAATCTTTCCAATGTCCTGCAAAATACTAGCATAGCTTGCACGTTCTGCTGCGACTTCTAACGAACCTTCAAAGTCAAAGGCAACCCGCCTAGTTAACTCACCGTAACCACGCCAAGATTTTAACGTCTCTGCATTCTTGGCGTGCTTAGTCACTTTGGATTTAGCTACCAACGCAGCGTCCTTGATGACCTTTTCAGCATCTAACACCCTAGCAATTTCATTCTGTTCATCGGTCGTTAACGTCTTGTCTAACTGTTGCATATATATCACACCTGTTAATCCGTCGGGGCCTGTCCCGCACTGTTCAAAGTATCTACCACCTACCCTAGACTAATCCACAAACCGTGCAAGCATTAGTTTGCCTAATCTGGCCTAAATTACAAAGAATAAACAAACAAGACAACACTACTCCAAAAATGTCCCCCCGATGATCTTGGCCCCTCTGTCAATTATCTAAGCTAACACCGTGATCTTGTCCCAAAGTTAACCGACTAATCACGGTAACCCTCAAATTCATTAACTCTTGCTAGGCAGTACAGTATGGTAGGCCGACACTGGGTTGAATAGTTAACCCCTCGATTAACCTTAACTATTTTATTTACTTTGAACCCTAAAACCGCCTTTACTGCCCTCTTATAACACCTAACGCGACGCTAGCACAATTCAAACGCAGGATATCCAGATCATAGGGTGCGGGTTTTGGGTGTAACTGGTAATTCCTAGATTTACTTTTGACATAAAAAAAGACGCTAGAGCTTTTAAACCCTAACGTCTTAAACTGTGTTATCGTGTTAACTTAACGCTAGCTTAGAAGTCCAAGCTAGTAATTTCAAGCTCTGGCATATCTTTAGACTGGTCCCGCGTTGCTTTCCACTTGGTCAAGATAGCGATATCTTTTACCGCGTCCAAAACGATAGGCTTGTTATCGCCGTCCAAATCAGGTGTTGCCACCTTTTCCAAAATCAAAGCCTCTGCCCGCGCAAAGATGTTATCCCAATTCTTAATCGCAGGGTGCGACAACTCAGCAAACTTTGCATCTGACATACAATGCGTTAGCTCTTTCTTGTTAATGCGCAAAGGGTGGTTTTTGCCTTTGTAAAGCGAATTGATAGCGTCCACAATCGCGCCATTGATTGCAGTCCAACCCTTCTTAGACAGCGCCCGTACACCAGAGCTAGCTGGCTTTGCTGTTTCAAGCCATGCCATAACTTCCAAAGGCATATTGAACGCGCCGTTATCACGGTTAACAGCCGTAGCATATGCAGCAGCTTTGCGCGTCAGGATACTATCAACACAGCTTTCAACAAAATTCTGGCCCTTATCACCCAGTGCCATGATGCTTTCAAAAGTCGGCATAGCATACGTGAACAACGCTGGCTTATCTTTGAATGAACCGCTATCGCGTGGATCAATAACGACTTGGAAATCATCCGGCAACTGGTCAGGCGTATCGAAGTTACGGAAATGGCGATTATCTGGAATACCTTCGCCCGCTTCAGAGACGTTAGCAATGAACGCCGACGGGTCAGACTTCAGATCTTGTACACTGATAATCTCAGGGTATTCATTGTTGGTGTTACCGTTTTGCGCTTGGTCTGATGTGTTTTCGTTTGTTGTGTTTACATCGTTCATGTTATTCTAGCCTTTCAAAGCTTTAAGTTTTCTAGGTCAATTCGCTAGCACCTTGCCAGCCGCCTAACCCCTTAGCGTATGTTTATACTATTCTATCTTCTAACCCATGTAAACCCCTTATGCTAACTTAATTGTAATTATTTGCATTTTATGTTGTTGGCGTTTTACATTCCAACCCTAACCGACAACAACAACACACACCCGCCAAAGAACACGACTAAAACCGCAAACTCTGCTAACACCTTAATCATGTCCTACGCCCGCCTCTGATACTTTTAAACGCTGGAAAACCAACCGCGCCATTAAAATCACCAGAGCTAGCGGTTAACACTTCGACCCAAACCCACGCTAGGCCGTCAATCGTGATCAAATCATTTTCATCGTGATCGAATACTAACAAATCACTATTATTTAACCCTAGCCCGCTTGCAACGCTAAACCTACCGTTGACAATTTGCCCACCTTGATAGCTACGTGTTGCTGTGTACTCAATCCAACCCAAACGCTGGCAATCGCTAACACTTGACGGCGTGTCACTTGCGTTACTCATACTCAATTTAAACCGCTTCATACCTTAACCCCCTGCGCTTTATTCATGGCCTCAATAGCCCAATAGCCCCTAATCAAAGTTTGCACGCCGTCAAATACCACCCCTATTCTATCCTGCGGAACAACAGTAACACCGTGCAAACAACTAACAACACGTTGCCCGCCGTTATCCCGCACAACTTCAAACGTGTTGTAATCACCAGCCCCGTCACTGCTATCACCCACGCTAACAAGCCAATTCAACCTAGTCACTTGCGCTTCTAACATCTTATTACTAACCCCCTTGCCCATATCAATACCTAACCTTTGTTGTCGTTACCGTCTTTTCAACTTCGACCATATCAACACTGTAAACACCGCCGCTATTTTGGCTTTCGTGGTTCAACCCACCTTCTAACAGCTTGGCAACAAACTTTGCACTACCTTGCGCTACGTTGCCGTGATTGTTTGTATCCAGTACCAGCGTGAAGTCGTGTTTACCGTTAAACGCTACGTTGATCTTGTAAACTATGCTATCAATGTCCATATTCAATTCCTATCTACTACGTTAACTTCTATACTTAGTATACAAGCTATTGATTACAGTACAAGGGCTAATGTCAGTCACATGACCTATAAAACAATAATACATCAACTAAATACATCAATATTACTACCATTATGAACATGCTCTTATGAACGTATGGCGCTAGCATCGGGAATTTGCACGAACTTAACATAATACAGGTCTCTGTGGTGTACCTCAGTGGGGGATAGGGCGATGACTGCTAACGAGGTGGACGAGAGAGAGATTTAGTTGCCATTATGTTCTCATATATAGGGTGAACAAAGCATGAACCTACCACCATATGCGAATGCGAATCATTATCAAAGGGGTATGCTTCCCCCAAGAGTGCAGAGGTGCGGGTTCTATATAAAGACTACCCCCGAAAAATACTAATAAAATATACAATAACGGGATTGATAGTAGTATGCTAGCATGTGAGAATAGGGAGAGAGGTATTGGGAGGTGGTAGGGTATACAAAAAAAGAGAGGTGCTAGGGTTTGGGTTAGTGACTACTATACACGCGCGAGGGGAATTTGGGTGTGGGAGGTGGGTTTTAAAAATAAATTAGCAAAATGTAATTTAAGGGGTTGTGGGGTGTTACTGTTCAGAGTAGTGTCTAAGAGTGAGGTTGAGCAGGGTGCCTGTCCTAGCTTCCTCACGGCTTCGGGCGAAGTCGCTAACGTCGTATCTCGGTAGACAGTGTGTTGGTTTTTTGAGTTTTACTATCACGCTGGAGATACGACGTTAGCTCTTGCCTAGGATAAGGATTGCCCAGATGAGTACCTTAGCGATCAGTGATAACATGGATCAGTTTAACGACGATCAGATCGGTGCAGCAGCTAGACTGTTTGCCGAAGGTGTTACTGACGCTGCGGTGGCTATCTCTTGTGGTATCGGTGTCGCAGAGATAGCTCTGTTAAAGCAAGACCCTCGTTATAAAGCGTTAGCTAGTGAGTTAACATCACAGATACAAGTCGATGATATCGGTTTGGACAGTGCTTGGCAAGATATCGAGTTAAAGGCGTTAGGCCACTTGATGTTTGATCTACAGCATAACGTTGACGGGATGTCACCAATGGAAAAGCTAGCGATTGCTAAGCAGTCTAACATGGCGAAACGTCGTCACGGGATACTAGCTGAACGCAATAAGAACGGGCGCTTTGGTGATGGTGTGCTGGAAGTTGGTGCTGGTGGGCAGAACGTTATCAATATCTCGATGCCTACTGTGCTAGTTAACCGTATGCAGGAGATCAGTAACTCTGGCGGTAAGATCATTGAACATGAAGCTGCCGCACAGCAGAACTTCGAAGCTACGGACTTGGCTAGCGTTAATCTTGAAGACGTACAGCAGATTTTTGATGTTAACCTAGACGAAGACGTAGCCCAAGTTGCAAGCGTTGACAGCGTACTAGGGACTATCTTTGAAGACGGTAACATGAACGACGCTACAGATGCGGAACTAGCTGCGGCTGGTATCGCTACATCTGCGGGTTAGGATCATGGACACGACTGCTAGCACTGGTGGATTTGGCACAGAGAATGATCTTAGTGGTTTTATCTCTGAGCAAGTTAGAGCCGATGCGCTACGCAAGCAGAAGTCAGAAGCTAAAGAGCTAGGCCAAGAAGTCCTCGACTACAACTCGACGATACCTGTTAACACCGATGTTGATACGTTGAAGGCGATGTTAAAGGTTGACTTCGAGAGCTTTGTTTACTTGTTCCTGTACGAGGAAGAAGGCATCGAACACGGTGTACCTCCTTTTCATATTTTTGGCTTAAAGCAGATGACAGCGGAAGATATCTTTCAGCTTGCTATCGCATGGCCACGAGATCACGCAAAGACCACGCTAGCTAAGATTGCTTGTGTCTGGCTGATGATCTACACTCCATATCGTTTCTTACTGTACGTTTGTCATACTAACACTATGGCAGCTAACGCGTGTAAAGACATTGCTGACATGATCCGCCGTCCGTTGATCCAACAGATATACGGTAACGCTGTGTTCGGTCAAAACGGTGAAGCTAAAGGTGAGTACACGCTAGTATGGTGTGCTAAGACTATCATTATCCGCGCTATGGGTGTAGGCCAGTCTGTGCGTGGTATGAACATCAATAACAAACGTCCTGATATCTTGATCTTAGACGATATCGAGTCTGCCGAAGAAGGTGAAGAGAACCGCATGGGTTATGCTGGTATCACAACGTGGTACTACGGGACTTTGCGTAAAGCGTTGGATCGCCGTCGTAGCAAAACTATTCAAATCGGGAACTATGTTAGTAACAAGTCGCTCCTTGGTGATAACTTGCACAGTAAGTACTGGATTAGCACAAAGTTGAGCGCTATTACTAAGTCTGGTAAGCCGTTATGGCCTGCTCGTTGGAGTTTGCAGCAGCTAAGACTTGACCTGCTAGAGTATATCGAAAACCGTAAGATGCACACATGGTTGTGCGAAATGATGAACATGCCTCTTAGCGAGGCTAGCGCTATCTTAAAGTCACAAGATGTTAAGTTCGTAGAGGAAGTCCAACCTGATGATCCGCTTATTATGCTACGGTGCATTACTGTCGATCCTGCTATCACTGCCAATATGGCCTATGCTGATAGTGCCGTTGTGGCTGTTCACGTGTACAAAGGTAGCACATGGCAGTTAGCTGAGATAGTAGCGTTTAAGGGTAAAGGGCCTTTTGAGACTTATGCTGAGATCATGAAAATGGCGGCTAAGTGGAAGGTGCTAACTGTCGGCATTGAAACTGAAGGTTACCAAGAAGCGTTAAGACAAGTCTGCGAGGTAGAAGCTGGTCGTGCTGGCCTCCGTCGTATGAAGTTCTTGCCGTTGACTACTGGTAAGAAGGCTAAAGCTACTCGTATTATCGCATTCGCTAACATGGTTAAGTCTGGCTTGTACGGGTTTAGCATGAAAGACTTTGGCGTTATTGAGGATATGATTAAGTTCGATATCCACAGTAAGACTAACGACGACGATCGGCCTGACTGCTGCGCTTACGTTCTACAGATGATTGAACGTTACGTCATGGAAATGGCAGAGCTAGTAGACGTTGAGCTAAGCACACAACTACGCGAGGCTGACCAAGCTTACGCTAACCAACTACACGCAAGGAATTAAATCATGGCACGTCGTACTAAGAAAAAGAACAACGCGTACCCAGTAACCACTAAGGCTGTTATTGGACACGGCCACAGTGCGTTTGGGATCACCGAAGATGACAACTACTATCTTGGTGGTAAGAAAGTCACAAAGAAGAAGGTAGGTGATATCCTTGATGCTTTAATGACCAAGATAGCACCCGCTGTTTGTGAGCATCAAAACCGGACTGTTAACTACTCCAACGTGCTTTACAACATGGCCGCTGCTACTGCAAACTCTGGGGCAGAGAAGCAACGTGAGATTTCTTACGCCAAAGGTGAAAGCGACTTCGTTAGCGACTTGCGCTACCCAAAGACACTGGGACATGTTAACGACATTACTGTTAACGTGATGAACGTGCTATTCCCTGCCCGCCAGATGTACGGTTCTGTTGAAGTTAACCCTGAGAAGCAGAAAGAGACTGGCGCGTTTGTAGAAGTTATGAACGTTCACGCAAAGCAGTTCAAGCACTACACCAATTACTACCGGATCATTCACGACGCTATCGCCTATAACCTTGGTATCAACGAAGTCGCATGGAAGACTGTGACTGGTATCCGTGGTAAAGTCCGCCCTAACCCGCAGGACATGTCGTCGAATACGCGTGGTGCCGTTATCAAAGAAGGTACACAAATTCGCCACTTGGATTTGTTTAACACGATCCTTGATACAAACGTTAACACCGAAGACTATGCAATGGACGCGCAGTTCTATGCTACAGTTGACATGCACTCTGAGTTTGACCTTATCCGTATGGGCGAACGTGGCGAGATTCTGCTACCAAAGGAAATGCGTGACGCGCTACGGACGTATGTTGTGGATCAGGGTAAGCCGACGTTATCAGGTAACAAGAACAACTTCTACGCTGGTAAACGTGGACAACGCTTCGGTATTGCCAATGGGGCTACCGTCGGGCTGTATACACACCGTCCAGACTTCCGAACTCAGCTATCTAAGGTCACGAACGACAACGAAGTGCCTGAGAATGACAGTGCTTTTGACCTGAAAAGATACGTTAACAGCGGATCAAGCACACTTAACGAAAAAGCTAACGCTGCGAACGAGTTGTTGACGATAACTATCCGCATTGATCCTGCTGACTTTGGGCTACCTGCTGGTGCGGGTGGTCGTGTTGCAGGCGATGCTGGTATGCTGGAAATCTGGCGCTTTAAGATTCTTAACGGCAATGATATCGTATACGCACAGCCTGACGCGCTATCACACGGGTTGCTGCCTTGCAATATTACGCGTCCTAAGACAGAGCTTAGCAAGACACTGAGCTTGTCTATCGCTGAATTACTGATGCCGTTCCAAGAAGCTAGCTCTTCTTTGATGAACATCTTTATGAAGCAAGCGCGCAGTGACAAAAACAAAGGCGTTACGTATTACGATAAGTCCCGTATCAGTCTTGATCAAATGGCTGACCCTAGCTCTGGACACATTGGCGTTGATGCTGCTAGCATGGACGAGAAGCGTCATATCTCGCAGTTGATCCATAACGTTCAAGGGCATCCTGTTAACAACGCCCCGTTACTGGCCGACCAGCACATTCAAGCTAAGATGCAAGACGTGTTCCCGACGAACTCTGTTGACGCGTTGGCTAACTTGAACCGCCCAGTAACGCACCAATCGCGTTCAGTATCACAACAGCAGAACTTGCCTGTGTTTGTTCTAGCTCGGATTATTCATGAGGAACTGGTAGAGCCTAGTTCTTTCATGCACACGCAAGACATTATCAACTACCAGAAGGCTATCAGTATCTTTGACGGTAACGGGGAAGTAACCTCGATTGACCCAACGGTATTTGAGAACCTCGAACTAGACATTGCTGTTAGCGATGGACTACGTGGGATTGATACTATTGCTATTGCTGACCGTTTGCAGACGCTATTGCAGTACGGCTTCCAATCGCGGGAGATACAGCAACAGATTGACCTCGTGGCTATGACTGGTTACTTGTTGAAGATGGAAGGCGCACACATCGACCTAGGCGCGTTCAAGTACAAGACACCGTTTGATGCGTTAGGTCAAGAAGAAAAGAACATGGCCTATCAGTTGTTACAGCAGGTCATGGCAGAGCAAGAAGGGCAAGAAGGAGGTACAGCCCCGCAACAGCCCGCACGCTAACCCGATAAGAATTTTCGCGGGGATAAGAGGTGGGTTTACGGGTTTACTACTATCGGGATAAGGATGGACGCAAGGACAGATCGCAGATCTGACCGTAGGGTTTACCCGACCGATGGTAGCTTGCCTGTCAACTTATCTCGAAGGCTCCACGTGATAAATTGTTATATAAGAACACCCAACACTACCTCAATTAAACACAGCCTACAAGGAACTAAGCTATGTCTGCATCATCAACACCCGGCGGTAACATCTTCGCAACACCAGCAGGAGACGCCAGCAATAACACTGGAAACGCCTCTGCAACGAATACCGATGGTAACACAAATAATACCAACCCAAATGACAACATTGAAACACTGGTTCACCAGTTGACAAGCGGCGTTGTAATCGGTGATAATCAAAACTCTAGCGGGGACCAATCGCAAGGTAACGGTACGCAACCGCAAACGACAGCTACCGCAGACACTAACGCCGACGGTACTCCAAAGGCTAACGCAGTTGTAACGCAGCTTATGCAGAGCTTCAAAGGGGATTCCATTACCGAAGGCGTTGACCTGGCTGATATCGGCGAGAAGTTGCAAAACGGCGACTTGTCTGGTATCGTTGATGCTATGGGTACTACGGCGAACAAAGCAGTGGAACGCGCGCTAACGTCTGTGTTGGATCTCATCCCTGAGATCATTAGCCAAACAGAAGCTCGCGTTATGCAACAAGTTGGTAATATGAATACCAGCGACAAAGTCTGGGATAACTTCTTAGCCCAGCATCCTGACTACGCGGCGCACAAAGGTACGGTACGTGATCACTTGCAAAAAGCGATTGACGGCGGTGCTAACGAAGACCAAGCGTTTGCTGCGGTAGACATGATTTTTGGTAACCTTAAAAAGAAGGCTACCAGCAAAGCACAACCCTTCACTGCCGATTCTGGTAGCGAAGCATTCGATCTTAACGACTACGCACCTGCACCATAAGCAGTTAGGCGGGTCGGCAACAAGCCAAGGAGTTTTCAATGGCACAACATGGTATCTTCGCAACGGTCGATGCTGACCCGTCTCTCGTAAAGAAAGGCTTTGAAGGCGCTATGATCCACTACGGATCAGCCAACATGGCCCCACTCATTACGGCGTTAGGCGCGAAAGCAGATCGCAACTACAACGACGTTCGTATCGAATGGTCCGAGAAGCAGCACATCACAGGCGTTAACGGCATTGTCTTTAACCACGGTGATCCGACTGGCTGCGTCCTGACTTTTGCGGACACATCTTGGGTTACCGAGAACACTCTGTTCATGGTTATCGAAACTGGCGAAATCATCTTTGTTCGCGGTATCGAGGGTAACGTTGTTACCGTTGAACGCGGCTTCGGCGATACGACAAAAGCACCACTGATGCCTAACGACGCGTCTGACGTTGTTATCCAGCGTATTGGTACAGCCTTCCCAGAAGGTTCTGAACGTCCTGACCCAGTATCGTTCTACCACACAACGAAGTTCAACTACAACCAGATTTTCCGCAACACGTGGGCTGTTACCCGTACCGCTGCGCAGTTGAACTACCGTGAAGGTGGTCTGGTACAACGCTTGAAAACAGAAGCCATGATGATGCACGTTCGTGACATTGAAATGACAATGTTGTTCGGCGTTAAGTCCATGTCTTTCCAGAACTCGCAGCCTTTGCGTACAATGGACGGCCTGTATCGCCAAATCTGCACTAACATCGCAGCGCCTTACGACGGGGTGCTAACAGCGCCTATGTTGGACAACTTCCTTGAGCGTATCTTCTCGCGTTCCATCGAAGGCAAGTCAAACCGTCGTATCGCAATCTGTGGTCGTGGGTTCATTACCTTGGTTAACCGCTTGGCTCGTTTGTCCACGCAGTACATGGTAGACGGCACCCAAGACTTCTACGGCCAAGATGTTACCAAGTGGGTTACACCGCACGGTTCCATTGAGCTGGTTCCCCACGACATTCTGTCCGAAGTTCCGGGCTACAAGAATGACCTGATCATCCTTCACCCAGATGCTATCTCGATCAAGTATCTGTACGAAGGTAAGCATGATCACATGGGCGCACAAGGTAACGACGGCGTTGACGCGCACATCGGCGGCCTTATTACTGAAATGACCATGTGTCTCAAAGGTGAGCTAACATGTGGTATCATGACAGGCGTATGCGACGTTGCTGGTGAAAGCCAGCCGTTCTACCTTGCAAATCCTCACGTTAGCTCTCCAAATCCTGGTTGCTAACGCGAGAACGAAATCTCCTTAACAGGAGATAATAGAGGGCTGGTGGCACATTCGGTTGTGTTGTGCTACCAGTTCTCAATAAACACAACCAACACAGCTACGGAGAATTAACATGACCACAGGATCACTACAGTCGTTTATGGGCGTTGAAAAAGACGGCGGGGCTAAGCTCTCTGTCGAAAACCAGCGTACCCAAGATGAAACAGGCCAAATTGCAGCGTCAGAGTCGCGCACTGCTGATTACGACGATACCACGCAGAAGTCAGCCCCGTTGCATACGTTAGCGCAGTCTTCTGTTCGCAGCGGTATGCTAGCGGCCATCGAAAATTCGTTGCCTTCCCAGCCTGACCTTACCGACGAAGTCCGTGAGCTACTGGAAGCAAAGAATGCTGACGGGACACTTTACCAGCACCCGCGTCATTACGCACAGCTCAGCCACCGTCAAGGCTTCACGCTTTACATCGGTACGCGTACACCCGACGGTCCTTCGACGCTACCGATCGTTTTTGAAAAAGGCGTCTTTTCAACGCATGACGTGCAACTGTGTACTGCTATCGAAAAAGCAATCCGTCGCAAATCTGGTATCTCACCGCAGGTTCGCGAAATCTCTGTGTCGCACTACCGTTCGATCATTGATCAAGGGCGCTCTTACCAGAACCTCAAGGGCATCGGCTCTATGGTTCACACGGGCGATAGCAAACCAGCTACAGGTGGCAAAGCTGCCGCTGAGCTAGTTGCTGAAAACGAAGCGCTGAAAAAGCAGTTGCTAGAGATGCAGTCAAAAGTTGCGGCGTCGTCATCATCTAGCAACGGCGAGGCTAAAACCTCAATGTTTCCAGCCAACTAAAGCATAGGCGTTAACCATGACAACTTTTTCAGAAATCGTAGACGAGGTAGCAACAACAGCAGGGATGCGTCAAAACATTCCGGCGGTAGTTGGCTACGTAAATCGTGCGATGAAACGGTTAACGCCTATGCACCATCACAGTGACTTAGTGGAGTGGCGTACAGCTCTAACTAAGCACTCTACAAAACACACGCTACGCTTGCCACACAATCATCGGACGACAAGAGCGGTACGTCTCGATCAAGCTTTCTACGCAAAGCGGAAGCTACCAGGTCTTGTTCAAGCCGTCACGGTTGACGCTAGATCTTTCTACTACGAGAGCGGATTGTACTTGATTATCTCTGGTCGTGCAAGTCGTTTGATTGATGTAGCCTACTATCGTGTAACACCAAACATGAAGTATTACCCCGCCGAGTATCGCCTAGTGCGTTCGACGCTATCAGAATCAGATGCGCTTTATGAGTATCGCGCCCCGCAAACAAATGACTGGTATGACCTCAATCTGCTAGTGGACGCCGAAGCTAAATCTTTTGAGCGACACACTAACTGGATCACAAAAGGTTATGCTGAGGTGTTAACTAACGGTGCGCTTTCACATGCGTACAATTCCAAGGGTGAAACAGATCGTGGCGCTAGGTTGTTCCAGCTATTTAACAACGACGTTAACGATATCAAAAAAGCCCATCAAGACCTTACCGTAGGAGAGCAGTGATGCCACCAGAAGAAAAAGACAACGTTATCAACCCGCCCTTGGGTTCTAAGATTAACGCCACACAGATCGCTTCTCTTATAGTTGCGTTGATTACTATCTGGGGCGTAGCGTCACCCGAACTTGCTGACAAAATCGAAAAGACGCTTATTATTGTAACGCCCATCGTTACTATTATCTTGCGTTCAGGCTTTACTGGACGTATTAAAAAGGACTAAAAACATGGCATCAGTAGCAACTCGTCAAAATGATATTGGCGGTTTGCTACCGTCAGTCCACCATGCACAAAGTGGTAATATCCGTGTTCTACGTGGACGCAATTTTCGCTGGCACTTTGATGGTCCTTATTCAGGTTTTGGTAACAAGACCGTTTCACAACGTTTCCCGCTCTCTAGCTATCCGTACTACGGTTTGTTTACGCTAGATGATCAGTCTATCCTGTGTACTGTTGACGGTATCTACCAACAGAACTGTGAGACAGGCTGCTATGAGCTAGTTAAACTTCTAACACCTGCAACGAACATTAGCTGCCATGAACACGATTATCCGTGGTCGTCAGCGTTCGTCGGTGATGATTATTTCTTCTCGCACCCGTTAGTCGGTATCGTTAAATTCTCACACTGCGACGCTAGCTGGGAATGCGTACAGTTAAACTGCTGCGGAGGTGATAGCGAATCCCCTGACGTTCAAGTAGCTACAACCGAACCGCGCTTCTATGACTTTGAAAGCATCGCTTGCGTTGAAGCTAACCCTGTCTTTGGTATTGCGGAAGCGGGCAACCGTCTTGTCGTTATGTCACGAGATACTATCGGGCACTCTGCTATCGACGACGGTTGTAACCTCGAATGTGACCCATTCTGCGGTGGTGGCTTTGTTAGCTCTAGTATCGCACGGTATGGTCGTCCGCTAGGTGTCCGTAAAACAGGCAATGGGTTCGTAGCTTTTACCTCAAACGGTATTATCCAAGCACGGAACATTGATAGCGTTTCTGCATTCAGTTATAGCCAGACTTCACTGTTAACCTTCCCAGTAAACCCTTGGGCAATTACTACCGTCGGTGAAGGCATGGACACAGTGTTCTTGAGCAAGCGTGGTCTCATGCAGGCTAGTCTTAATCGTGAGACGTTAATACTCGCTGTCATTGAACCTGAAATGTCTAGCTGGCTTTGCGAGAAAGAGTTATTCCGTAACGCCCACTTGCACAACCAACATGCAGTGATGCTATCGTTTGCCGAAGAAACGCAAGAGCTATTTGTTAGTATGATCCCGCACCTATCTCAAGAAGCTGAGCCTAACTTGTACTCACGCGCGTTGGTGTTGAACATGAAGTACCGTAAGTGGTCTTCTTTTGATCAGCCACACTATGCTATCGGACCAGTCAACGGGGCACACCACAGGATGTACGACTTCACTCTGGGGTTCTTCGGACTAGACAAGGCGTTACACTGGTTTAACGAAGCTAACGGGAATGAACACTACAAACCAGACGGAAGTAAAGTGTTTGACGATCTTAACTCGTATATCGCGTTAGGCCCATTTGCGTTAGGTAGCGAAACACATATTGATTTGGAAAGTGAGTTACAACAGATCAAGCTATACACTGAGAACCAGCGGCCTTTCCTGAACCTACATATACCCGACGCTAACGAACCCAACCTTGCGTTAGAACCTGATAACTACCAAGATCAGCTTATGACGCCGTTTAACGGACAAGTTTACGCTTACAGTTCGCACGATGCTTACGCTCATGGTAGCGCTGTAGATGCAGTACGCTGTGAACCAGATTTCTCATCGCAGTTTGTGCAAACTTACAGTTGTCAGACTACCGCACTTTACCATACTGTAGTTGTAGAGGCTAACGGGGTCAGCGGTTACTATGCGTTAAAGCGTATTGACGTTAAGCTGTTAGCAAACGGAACTACAGCCTAAAGGGGTCTAGTAACATGTCTGCAAGAAACCAAATTAAGAAAAACGGTGGCCCGATCATTGCGGTCAGTCGTGTTTTCTACAACTCCCGTGATCGGCAAAAGTACATCGGAAGCGTAGGCGAACTTGTCGCTGATGTTTGTGTATGTGCTACCGCCGAAGGAGGCATGGTTGCAAGTCTTTACCTACATATCGGTAACAGCGTGTGCGGCGGGATTCCCGTAGCGGCTGTTCCTTGTGGCGACATTCCAGCGGAATTGCTGTGTAATTCGTTAGACCAATTTCCTGATGCTGGTATCATCGAAGGCGTTGATCTCGCAGATGATCTGTGTGACGCGCTGAATGTAATTCCTGACGGTGGCGTTTTAACAGTTTAAACCGCTGCTACCAGACTGCAACAACCTTACTTGAAACGAGGACTAAGATGGCTTATAAAATTTTAGCGAAAGACACCGTTACTGGTGCATGTGCTTGGGTTTTCCCAGTACAAGATGCTGACCAGCACACCGTTAACACCCAGCTTGCTGTTATCGGCCAATCGCTGGTGCTAACAGACAGCGACGGTAACATGGTTGCCGTATCAACTGCTGACATTATTGCAGGGCTTGACCCTAGCACGATGAACTGGGCTGCTCTTTCAGCGGCAGCGGCTTCTCTGATTGCGCAAGCAATGCCAGCTAACAGCATCGACCCAACCCAAGTTAACTTTGGCGTTATTACTGCGGCAGAAGCGGCTTTGATCATCAATGCTTTGGCTAACGACGCAATTGACCCTGAGCTAGTTAACTGGTCAGCGTTGTCTGCTGCTGATATCGCAATTATCGCAGCGGCTCTGCCAGACACGGACACTGACGTTTCAGCGATCACGCTTTCAATCGCTGGAAATAACCTAGAAGTAACCGTTACAGAAGACGGTAACACTCTGGTTGGTCTCTTAGACCTAGCAGCCTTGGCAGGCGCGTTCCCTGCTGGTTCTATCGCAACGACTTCTATCGGCGCAATTGCTAACGTGTTTAACGCGGCAGTCGTTGGAGGTAACTTGCTGCTAGAAAGCACCGTTAACGGTGTGCTGTCTTCTTCTTCGGTGCCGCTGAACTCGATCGTTGCCCCTTATTTCCCAGCTGACGCTAATGGTTTTCTAACCAATGATGGGCTAGGCAACCTATCATGGACAGCAGGTAACGCTGCCGACGATGATATCTCGGCTGTTACAGTAACCACGGACGCAACAAACTTTATTGTGACTGTGACTGAGAACGGTGTCGGTAACGTTGTTGGTTCAATTCCGTTAGCCGCGCTAGCCTCGACGCTATTTGCCTCTGGAAATCTTTCAGATATCGGCGATGTTCCTGCGTATCCGAATGACGGTAACGTTTATTACCTAAGCGAATTAAACTGTGTTCCTTTCTGGGCGCTTAATTCTGCTGTTGCTTCCGCGACTTCGGCTGGCACAGACAGCATCGGTAATACTTACATTGTCGGCGACGACTTGCTAACACTAGCTAACGGCGACGTGTTAAACTTGTCAGCTTTTGCTTCGGTCTCGTTTGACATTGACGTACTACCTGACAACAGCACTTGGTTAGCTGGTGATACAATCCCGAAAGAAAACAGCGCTGGTATCGACCAAGAAGCAGACTTTGAAGCTTACTTGCTGTCTCTTATCAACGCTTCAGTTCCTGTTCAGGACGCTATTGGCGGCTACTGTTGTGCAGCGTTAACTCCGATCACACCTGCAACGTTACCAGCTATGACAGTAGGCGGTGCTTTCAGTCAGCCACTAGCTGTTACTGGCGGAGTGTTTCCTCTAGTCTGGTCAGTTTCAGCTGGGACTCTTCCAGCGGGTTTAACACTTAATACTACAACTGGCGAAGTTGCAGGGACACCAGCAGTTGACGGTCCTTACGACTTTACAATTCGCGTTACTGACGCTTTGGCGACCTTCGTTGAGCAGCAGTACGTCGGTACTATTGCAGCGGTAGCGCCAGCTTTAATTAGCTACAACGCGTCTGTTGTTCCTACAGTATTTTCCATTCGTGTTCCCGATGATCACGTAAGAATGACCACCACTGAGAGCGCGATTGTTGGTGGTGTTAGTCGCGGCACGTTTTCCATCTATGACCTAGCAGCAATGGCTAATCCGGGAGGGGTAACAACGCGGACAGTTTCTTCAGCCGTACCGGTAAGCAGTGCTTCTGGTGCTAACATTCGGGGTCACTCGATTTCTCCAGATGGGCTAACTGTGGTTGGCGGCGGTGGCTTTACAGGTCCTATCCCACAATCCCAGTTTTACGTGGGTGCTATGACAGTACCTTTTGATGCATCAACGATCACTTGGACTTCTGTTAACAACGTCCTGCCGATTGGTCCAGCCGCGAACTTAGCTGGTGGAACATCTAGCGTCTTTATCAGCCCAGATGGCACTAAAATGACCTATACTACTCCAGGAACGGGTGGTGCTAGCGTCCTAACAGACACCTCTGTTCACACAGTTGACTTGGTAACGCCTTGGGATATTACATCGTGGACAAACCACGTTGAATACGGCGAACTAGGTGACAATCGTGCTGATATGATTGATTACTCCGATGATGGACTAACTGTCTATTTTCGCGGAATTGGTCCTACAGGTGACATAAGGTCTTATGCGTTATCAACGCCTTACGACCTGTCAACACGAGGTGCTGTTGTCATAACGACTACGCCGACTTCTCAAGGTAACCGCGCTGGTGTTGGTTACTCTAATGATGGTAGCGTCGTCTGGGGCTTGCTAGGCGCTACGCCAGGCATCCCTCTCAGCACGGCAATTTCGCCAGCTTACTTAGGTTAAGGAGATACGTTATGAATATGATAGAAAAGCTTTCCGCTGACATTAAGACCCAAGCGCAGCTTTCGGTAAAGAAGAAAATCGAAGCCGAGTTTAACGTCGGTTCTTTTTTGAAGCCTTCTGATATCGACGAGGTTACCAAACTTTGTCGAGAAGGCGTTATCGACGCTTCAAAAGGTTTTAAGCGCTACGTTAACGACCAAACTGTGCTTTTTATCCAGTCGCCAGTTCCTACTGCGTCTAAGGGTGAAACTAACGTTACGCTAGCTATCCCTGACTATGATCTTGTTTTGAGCGTAGAGGGTGCCCTAACTTACGTGGATGGAATGTCTATGCCGCTAGTAAACTGGCAACTGCAAGAAAATAAGTTAACTCTGGTTAGCGATAAAAACTTGCAGCAAAAAGGCTTTGTAGCTATTCGCTATGTAGAAGTCTCTGAGTAAGGAGGCTAACATGCCTGATCCAGATAACACAAATAACGGCGGTGGTATCGTCGTTAACCTTCACGGCTTTGAGCAACGAAGCTGCGGGTGCCACGGTCATTGCTGCTGCAACGCTACGCACAGTGAACAAGGACACGTCTCTGTCGTTAACCGCGTCAGCAACGTTGTCTACGGCCAAGTAAAGTCTTGCGCTTCTGCTGCTAGCACGCCTTGCTGTGAAGAGACACCGCCAGTAACAACGACGCTTACAATCGTAGCCGCCGAAGTTAGCAACGGTGTTTTGCTCTACACGCTCTCAGACGGTTCTATCGTTGAGGGTGTTACTAGCATCACAATTGAGGCCCCTAGCGGTCCGTAACGGTAGGGAGGCTTCGGCCTCCTTATCTTCTATGCAATTAGGAAAAAACATGACACACGATACCACTGATACTGATTGCATAGAAGATAACGTTAATCCTCGGCCAGCTACGCTGATCATTAACCGCGTTACGAACGTCGAAGTCAATGTTGACGTTAAACCTACTGGCATGTACGATACCCAAGGATGCTGCACTAAACATGTAGCGCCTTGCGTTGGTCGAGGTACTACTTGTCAGTTAAAAGAATAAGGATAATACTATGGCCTGCCGTACAGGAAATTGTTCAAAACAACGGACTAAGCTAAAGAATGCGGCTAAGTCTGGTAACGTTAAAGAAACCGTAAAAGTTGCGGTAGAAGGCGTTCGTATGATGGTTGGTCTTAACGCCGGTAAAATCATCCCCGTCAAAGTCAACAAGTAACCTCTAAACAAAGTAAAAAGGAAACCGCAATGGCTAAAGTTCCATGCAAAAAACCAGTATCAATAGGCACTTCGTGTGCTGAACCGCTATTCGTACAAATGTGTGAAGCAATCGGAATTGAAACGGCGCTGACTGAAATTGGTTGCATTTTTAGTACTGATCCACTAACACCTGACGTGATTATTGGTAAAGTGCTTGCTTGCAAAGTCACCGATGAACTTACGGGTGTCAGCGTATTTAAAGCTGTCGCGATGTACGAAGACGGTACCACTGACCAAAACTACACTGGACCTTGGGGTGAATGTAACCCTATCCGTCCGACCACGGTACTGCTAGAAGGTTGCATCCCAGACGTTGCTAACCCTGGCGAGACTGAACTGGCAGTTGTTGGTATTAACGGTGCCGACGGTTCTTTGCTCTGGGGTCCGCTCGCTACCAGTGTTTACGGTTTTGTTAGCTGCTGTGCTGAAAACGTGCAAGCCTGTATCCAAATGGTTGGGTTTGATACCTACGCGATTGCTGACTTCGCTATCGGAGATACCTCGGTATTTGAAGTTACCGTGGACGGTGTTAGCCAAGGTCTGCTCGCGCTAGACTACACTGCTGAAACTGACGGTGTTAACAAGTCAAGCTGGTACACGCAAGTCACGGCATTGGTTAACGCTCAAGCTGGCTGGACAATGACGGTAATTGCTGACGCTGTTCAAACTTCTGGAAACCGTGTCCTTTATCAATTTGATTTTGACGGTGTTGGCCCTAGCACGCTAGTTATCCGCCAAGGTAACGATCTGCGCACAATGGCTGTTGACGCTCTGGGTGTCATGACTACGACGGCTACTGATAACGGTAACCCGTTTGGTACAGACCCTTTCAACGCTTGTTAAGTTAGGCTATAGTAATGTCCCGTCCAAGAAATGATCTATCAGTTGCAGTTAATGACGCTGCTAACTATGTAAAGTTTTTGGGCGGGATAGATTTTATTACCGCTGTGTATGTTAACGGTAGCCGGTCACCTAGTCGGGTTAAAGCTGCTCGTAACGATAGCGACTGGGATTTTATTTGCGTAGTATCTACAACTAGCCCTATTCGGATGAAGGGGCCTCGTGACAGCCATGCGCTTCACGCTGATACTATCTATGTACAATCTGAACAAATCAAGCACTACACACAAGCAGTAATGATTTGGCCGACAGACAAACTAGGAGTGCTAACTAATGGCTAAACCTTGCTGCAAAAAAGTTGCTGCTAACAGTGATCCTGTCTCTGCAAGTATTCTACGGACAGCTAGCCTAATCGGTTACGCTGCTGGGCATTCAGACGCGTTAGGAAATGCTTCTTACCAGTTTAGTTCTACCGTAGCTAAGCTTAGTGCTGGGCGTTATCGAGTTACGTTTGACAATGTCCACCCTCAAGGAGACAACTATGCCATAGCGCTAACACCGCAAAGCGATGCGCCAGACTACGACGAACGTAAGATTGCTTTTGAAAATAAAATGGCTAACGGTTTTATTGTAGTTACAACCGAAGACGATAACGGTGGCGGCGCTGCTACTTTTTCTGACATAGGTTTTAGCTGGTACGTTACACAAGAAATTGACTTGATTACTGATCTTGTTGCGGCTTCCGCCCCTGCTTCGTTTGTTAAAGTGCCTCAAATATTTAACGCTAAGAGTTTCTTTGAGCCTTCTGATATTCACAATAACGGCTCAGTTGTTTTGTTCACAGCACTTGATGTGCTAGATGCAGGCTGGTCTAGAACTTCAAACACGTTTGACTACACTGGTGACGTTGACCGTGTTCGTATTACGTTAAACCTCCGCGCTACAGATGAAGGCGTTAGTAACAACTGGTCTAAGCCTAGCTTACGAGTTACGGAAGTTAACACTGGCCAGATTGCTACCTTCTCTGAGCTAGTTATGCAGCAAACCACGGCTTACGACGGAAGTGCTACCTACGCAGGTTCTTTCGTCCACGTAGAAGCTATCACAAATCCTTCTTACGTGTTTGAGTGGTTTGATAACGATAACCGTGTCGCAACACTAATCCCTGCCCCAGAGAGCCAAGTAGTTCTTGAAGCAATTAAAGACGTTACTGTCTTAGCCACAACATAAAAGGTTTTCTAGATATGCAGATTTTTGAGAAACTAGCAGCTTTTGTATTTTTGTTGCTGCTAGTAGGCATGGTCCTATTTCTTGTCTTTATTCCGCTACCGGAAGCTAGCGAGAAAGTAGTTCTTATGATTATCGGTGGTTTAATGACTTCGGCAACCACAGCGTTACCGAAGCTGTTTGGGCAAGAAGATACCAAGAAAAGGCTGGCCAAACTTGAAGCTGAACACGCGTTACTGAAAGGTAGCTATGACCAGATTACAAGGATGCTAGTTGAGCGCCACGTTGTTCACGGTGAAGGTGTTATCCCT